CTTCCTTTTATATATTTATTAACAACATTAAGATAGTCATTCTTTTCGCCATATCTCTTCAATTCTCTATCTGTTGCCCATCTTCTTGTATTATCAGAAAGGTCTACAAGATAATTGCCATTTATATAATAAACAACTTTACCTAATGTAGGTTTTGTAAAAGAATTTGTGTAGATTATCTTATCTCCTATTTTATATCCACCAAATCTCATATTCTCATTCTGTCCTCCTAAACAAAGCTATTATTTCATTTTTACGTTATTTTATATTTGTACCCTAAAATACGTTACAAAATATTTTGGTTGGACTAGCTGGATTCGAACCAGCGGAATGACGGAGTCAAAGTCCGTTGCCTTACCACTTGGCTATAGTCCAATATTAGCACTGCTTTCACAGTGCTTTTTATTCACCTGCCTTTACAAATCAGTTTGTAATTTGTAACCAACTAATCGATGAACCATTATCGTTTGTCGTTGTCGGCAACCGTAACCGACTTGGTGCAACTTAGGGGATTCGAACCCCTGACCCTTTGATTAAAAGTCAAATGCTCTACCATCTGAGCTAAAGTTGCAAGTGCAGGTATCACACTACATTCCCTTATGGTGAGATAAGCTCTGTACCTGCTATGCCAATTTACTTTGTACAGTATTGGCAAACTGTACTGGTGTCACTGACGAGACTCGAACTCGCATGGATTTTTCCGAGGAATTTTAAGTTCCTTGTGTATACCTGTTCCACCACAGTGACAAGTGTACTTGTTTCAAGTGTACTCGTTTAATGGTGAGTACATATAGATATGTACTCGTTTAATAGTGTAACTATATTATAATTCACTAATTAATAGTTGTCAATAGCAATATTATATAGTTTACAAAATATTAATATTTTTAGTAACAAAAATAAAAGTATTGTATTATCGGAAGAGATAATACAATACTTTTATTTTTTATAGTTTGCAATTACTCAATATTACTTATCTAACATTTGCTCTTTATAAATTAGATACTCGGTAAACAATCCCCTACGATTTGTTCCGTACCCGAAAAAGCCCAAAATTATATTAAAGTTGTATTTTGTAACATCTTTTTTCATTGCAATTGCACGTTTGGTAACTCGATAAAATAGCCCTGAAATTTCAATATCACTTACTCTTTTTATTATTGGGGCAAGAGTGCGGCGAACGTTTGCGACAAGAGCATTATTATTGCCTATGTCATCATTTAGCAGTCTAAATAGGGAGTCATAGTCATTATAACATCCAATTTCTTTTCCATGAGTATCATAAGAATTATCGTACATTTTTATGCAAATTGCACTTCCATTGTAAAAAAAATCTTTGTCAACAAATTTTCTCGAGCTAATATTTCTGCATAGCTCATCGTGCAGTATTTCCGAAATATCGTCGTAATAGGGCAATTTTAAATCAATGGTTCTAACGTTACCATTATCATCGCCAATATACAAAACCTTATTATCGATATCATAGTCGCCCTTTCTAAGTGATTTAATCTCTTTGTTAGACAGACCTATCCAAATCAAATAAGCGTATAACCTTGCGTAAACAAGATAGAAAATAACGTTACGACTAATAGTACTTGGATCTTCGTATAACTTATTTAGTTTTTCGTTAAGAGTTTCTATTGTCATATAATTTCGAGGGATATCTTTGTAGTTAATCTCAAAATTACAATCTATCCCCTCTTCAAATACCCATTGCTTTAAGTAACCACATTGACTATCATATGATCGTTTTGATACACCTGATAAATATTGATAAATATTATCCTGTAACGACAAATCTTCATTATATTTATTTAATAATCCCAAAAGAACTTGAGATTTTCTTTTGACAACTTCAATGGAAGCTTTCTGTGCAAACAAATGATGTTCTACACTTGTTCTAAGTTGGTCTATAGTGTAAAAACTGTTTAATGACATAAAAATCGTCCTTTCCTAATATAATGTTTACATATAATTGTACTAAAAATTGCCTATAATTATATGTATTATACCACAAAGGACGATTAAATGTCAAGTGTTCACCAATTAATGATGCAGGGCAAGCGAAACATAAATCGCTTGTTCAATCTGCTTCATAACATTAGGTGTCAAATGCCCAAGTGTTTTAATAACACTAGATTTATTAATAGTCAATAGCTGTTCACACAAAACGGTGCTAGTTTTCAGTAAACCGCTTTCAACACCGATTTTAACATGGGTTGGTACATATTTTTTTGTAGCACTTGTAATCGGTACAACTATTATGCAAGGGGAGTGTGCGTTGCCCATGTTATTCTGTACAACAATAGCTGGTCTCCTACCTGTCTGAACTGACTCGCCTACATTTGGCAGATCAACCAAAATTATATCTCCTCTAGTAACTATATTTTTATTAACTCTTCTTTCTCTTGTTTCTGTGGTTATTACTGGTATTATGGTGTTAATCATACGACATTCAACTCCTCTCTATTAAACGTTTTGTTGTCTCTATTTGTCTTTTTTGTCGTATTTTCTATATTATAATCTGCACTCGAATAATAGTCAATGTTTATTTGATTACTGATATGTTAATTATCTATGAAACGGGACGTTTTCAAAACTGAAATTACCGATATTAAAATTTAGATTTCCGACTTCTGACTTGCTCAAAATTCTTTTTACTTCAGAACTTATTTTGAATACCTGTGCCTTGTTATTTTTACTCTCGTAATTATCATATCCTATAACTTCTATTGGTACTTTACTGATAAGATGGCTATTTTGCAGACTCCATAAACCTGCAAATGCAAGCTCGTGTACATAATCGTACATGACATATGGTGTACATGAATAATCATATTCATCGTTCTCCGTGTCGCCAAACTGTAAATCTATATATAAATCTTTTAGACCGTCAAGCTGTTCCTCTGAAAGATTACCAAGTGTATAACAATCAATTGGCAGTATTGCTTCATGCTCATTTGTTTTAACTCTGGCAAAATCAATGTAATCAACTTTAAGAAAATTCATTAAATTATAACAATCCAAAGATTGAGGAGCAGGTGGCAAGGGAAGTGAGGGTACAACGTGTGTTCCATCATTTTCTCCAACTATGGTTAGTACAATATCTTTACAATTTATCATAACGGTACTGTTGTTATCTTCAACCGTCATTTCGGACAATTCAGTGAGATAGTCTACATCATCACCTAAGCCCAATGACATTATGTAATCGGCTAATAACAAATCATGTACCCTATCTAGTTCTAAGACAAGCCACTCAGGATCATCAAAATACGGCACTAATTTGTCACTTATGCTTTTTAGTGACTTGTATACAACAGGCTCATGCGACAATTTCAGAGCCGTTCCATAAATGTGGTCTGTATTTATGTTGTTAGTGATGATAAATTTGTTCCATAAATTCTCACGAGCAAATGTCATAAGCTCTTGTAATGTCATTTTTTTCATTTTATACACTCCTTTTATTCAATCTCAAAACGAACATCTGTTCTATAATGTTTATACTATACTACAAAACAAATGCTTTGTCAAGGGATATTTGTCCTTTATTTTGTACAGCAATAATTGCCATACTAATTACCACTATCACAATTCTATCACCATTCAATGTCTAAATCAATGATAAATTATTCCCAATAATAATTACACGATTTAACAGCGACAGTAATTTCTTCGGAAGTTCCATACAATGCCGATATAAACTTCTTTTCGGGTTGATGGGAATGAAAAAGACTCTCCATTCTCATTTACCCATATCTCATGTGACCCCTTACCTCTGCGTGAGTATGAAAACCCACGCTCGACAAGTAGCCTTTTAAATTTGTTTATGTTCATTCTGTTTGTTCGTCCTTCTTTTTTTAATTTTTGCAAGATTTGAAAACAAAACTTGCATTTTATTTACTTTAGCCTGTTACATCACACTTTCTCAACATTCTAATAATTCCACTCTGACCCTTTGGCGTTACCATAGGTGTTAGTCCTATTCTGACTTCGCCATTCTGTATGTATGAGCTTTCTTTTAGCTGAAACCATGGCTGAGTGTCTATGTATCTCTGATAAGGCATATTCTTATGACCGTCCCTACAGCCTAACACTTTCTTCTCCCTCAGAAAGTTAAACAACCTTGTTCTGCCTATCTTTATTCCGTTTTTAGTTGCCAACTTTGCCATATCGTTCATTGATATACAATCTTCAGAAGTTTGTATATGACTTGCAAAGTCCACAAGAGGTTTATCCTGCTCTATCTTATTATTAAGCTGTCTGATCGTTGATAGATTGAGCCTGAACAGTTCTCTCGTCTGAGCATCGGCATTCGGTAGATAAGTGTTAATGAATATCTCGTCATTGGCTACATAGCCGCCTGTCTTGCGTATAGTCGGGAGAACTTCTGAAGTGACCCAACGTTTAAATGTTTTAGCCTTTGGTAGCTTACTTCCGAGAATAAGAGAATACAAGCCAGACTCATTAATAACTATAGCTTCACGATTTTGACCTGACAGAACAAAACGTTCCGTCAGCTTATCGTCACCGTCAACGTGGTCTCGAATAGCTTTAGGCGTATTGCTATATCCCAAAATCTCAGCCACATCTTTTCCGACAAACCAAGGCTCTCCGTCCTTAACTATTGTCCTCACTGTTCCAAACTCCTTGCTTGTGAATGTTTTAACTTTGTTCATTTTCTTTGTCCTTTCTGTTCTTAATTTACATTTTTGTTTGAAATTTCCTGCTTGCAAGCATAAAAATACTCCCACCTCTTTAAAGATAATACTTGACAAAGGCAGAAGTATGTGATAGAATATAGTTATACAATCGCCATTTGTCAATTCGCTTTTGTGTGATTGTTCCTAGGTATAGTATATTGTCCCTCCTGCAAGATGTGGCAATATACTATATTTTTTATTCTTGATGTTCATGTTCGGCTACATATTTTTTTAAAAAATCCTCAACCAGTTTTTGAATTGTAGTATCATTCTTTATGGTGATGATTTTTAATTTTTTATGAAGCTCGTCATCAATACGAATTGGAACTTGTTTAATAACAAAACACCTTCTTTCTGCTATCTTGACTTCATTATATCAAAGTGTCAAGGCGAAGTCAACACTTAAAAATAAAAATCTTTCACAAAATTCTAGCGTATTTTTTGTTGAAATACACAATTTTAGTTTCTGAGATATTACACTTAAACCCTAAATCTTGATTTTCAGCCTAAAATATGCTAAAATTTTCTTATTAAAAGTAATTCTAATTAATCTTAGAAATTGGAGGAAATAAAAATGAGCAAAATAAAATTAATTCTTATTGCACTCATGACAACATTAGCATTGTCCTCATGTAATAGTAAAACAACAAGTTCCATATCTGACAGTAATTTCACTACCACTACAACAAGTACAACAACCACCACTCCCACAACAACTTCTCATACTTTAACAACAACTAAACCATCAACTACCACAACTACTTCCAAATCATCAACTACTACCACAACGACTACAACCACAACGACAACTACAACTACCACGCATGATTATAGTTCTGAAATAAGTGCTTTAGAGCAAGAAAATAATCGCCTACAGAGTGAAATCTCCACCTATCAGAACGAAATAAACAATGAGCAATCTGATATTTCCATCTATGAAATCTACAAATCGGATGCCGAAGATGATGTTGAGGAGGCTAAAATACAGCTTGAAAACGCCAATAAGAAAATGGTTAAAGTTTATGGTGATGGCGGTTGGACTACAGAAGTTGACTCAGAAGCAGTTTCAAAGGCTCAATCTCACTTAGACGATTGCCAAAGAGTTGTTGACGTGTACAATGAACTTATATCAGAAAGTCAAAGTAATATTGATTATTATAACACTTGTATATCCAATAATCAAAGTTCCATTGAAAGCAATAATAGTCTTATAAACGATTATCGTAGCAGATAATCATAAAACAGGAGGTAATACCATGAAGAAAATTTGTTCCATTCTTGTGATTGCAATAGGAATAACACTATTTGTGATAGGTTATACAACAAAAATTCCAAGCAAAAATTTAACCACATTTTCAATTTTGGAAGGTGACAAGTATAGTGCCATTGACGAATATGTTGGCGGTGACGCTTACAACTATATCATAGGAGCTTCACTTGTCAGCGGTAAAATAGCCGCTGCGAAAATTGAGAGAGTAATTTTCATATCCACTGGCTCATTAATTTTCTCCATTGGCATAATTGGTTTTGCATTTTCATTTAAAACCAAAGAAAAGAAACCTAAAGAAAAAAAGGATGTTGGCGAGCAGGGTGACTTGTCACAAACTAACGAATAAATTTTACAAAGTTCCACAAAATAGTATTGACAAAATGGGTATAGTATGCTATACTATAAATGATGAAAGATTATCTCTATCATCTCTAATTTACGCTTCGCAATGTGCGACACAGAAACATTGTAGATACAATTACGTTTCACAATGTACGGCAAAGTAACATTGTAGTATTCAATTTACGCTTCGCAATGTGCGACACAGAAACATTGTAGTGATGCTGTCATTTTGGTTAATCTGAAGTGACAGCATATTTTTTGTATTAGGAGTGTCAAAATATGACGGAACATGGTATGTACTTTATTACACCCGACTATTATCAACTTATTCGAGATGTAGGAGGAACTTGGAATGATTGCAAGGAAAGACCCATTGTTTGTTTGATTAAGTCCACCGAAAATTCCAAATTGTATTGGGCAATACCTGTAGGCAAAGTAAATCATCGTGACACTAAAGCTATTAATCGTATTTATTCCTATATGAACAAAGATCCAAGAAATATTGCTTCTTGCTTTTATCACATTGGCAAGACAACCACCAAATCTATTTTCTTTATTAGTGATGCTTTTCCTGTAACAGATGTCTACATAGACAGAATTTATGAGGGTTATGATAAACAACAATATGTCATTGAAAACAACAATCTTCTGTCTGCTCTGAAATATAAACTCCAAAGAATTTTAAGTTATGAAAATACTAATCCAAATTTCTTCCGTCAACATATTACCGATGTTAAAAGAAAACTGTTAGACGAAATTAACAATTAAACAAAAGAGGTATTCTTATGTCCGAAATTAAATCAATAACAGACCAAGAAATATTATCATACTGGGACTCAATTAAATCCGTAAGAGGAGTTGCTATTAAACTCGGTATCTCGTGGCAAAGAGTTATTAAAAGTCTTTCTAGTTTAGGTATTATAGTTAATAATACCCACGCCAAAATCACTCAATACCACAAAGAAGGGAAGTCGGCTAATGAGATTGCCGACTTAATGAATATGAACGTTAATGTTGTGAAAGCCTATCTTCCACGCAACAGACCTCAATACAAAGTTAATCAATCTAAAAATGCTCTAGCAGTACAAAGAAGTAAAGAACGCCACAAGAAGCACTAAAGGGACTTTTAAAAGTCCCTTTTTATTTTACATACTTATCCACAACTTCCTTGCCAACTTCCATTTTTAACATTTGCTCTTTTACGAGTCTGCTATCGCAACCGCTATAATGTTGTTCAGTTATCCTCAGATCAGAATGTCCCAGACTCTGACAGGCAATACGCAAATCTCTTATAACATCTTCGCTGCCTTTTTGAATACAACTAATATACACGGAATGTGTCTGCCTAAAGCTATGAGTGCTGTATTTACCTTCTATGCCATGTTTGGCGGTTATATTCTTTAGAAATGTTGTAACGGAATTAAGTTCCATAGGGGCTATCCTGAGCGGTCTGCCGTTCCAATCGTACTTCTCATTAGTATATACAATTTCTTCTTCTCCGTCCTCATTCAAGAAAATGTCCTCAATATACTTCCTCTTACGTTCTCCACTCTGAAAAATATAATCTTCTGGGTCAAGTCCATAATACTTGATTATAAAACTCAGCATTTTCTTCACAGTATCACAAAGCCATGCCGTTCTCCATTTGTCCGTCTTGTCCTCTTGTAATGTCAAGTAATCTACAATTTTGCCGTTGTTATCGGTTAAATCCTTGACCCTCAAGGTCATTATATCTCCGTAACGATAGCCTGAGTTGCAAGCAAAAATTATAATATTTGCCTTAAAATATTTTTTACTCTGAAACAAATCTTCCAAAATCACATTTAGATCATCAGGTCTGAACCAGCTTGCAGACTTCTGCCTGCTTGCCGTATGTTTTGTAATAGCATTTCTATGACCTTTTTTTCGCTTTGGCTGTTTTGTTATCTGTATTCCTGTCGGAAGTCTATCCGATAAATCGAAAATTTTGCAAGTTTGAGCCGTACTAATATTCATTTTCATTCACTCCCATCATATACACAATGTAAATATTATTCCTGCTATCAACATAACGCTTGTAAAGAGCAAGCCAAAACCACCATAGACAACGTTCTTCACTATCATTCTAACTTTTCTCTGGCGTTCTTCTCTGAGCCTTTGACGGCGTTTTGCTTTTAAATATGCCTTCCGCATATTATAATCTTGTTCTTCCTCTATCTTCCGTAGTTCTTCTTTACGATCGTTGTCTAGCATTTTCACAAAAAGTAATGTATTCGTATTTTCATTTTTCATATTTATTCCTCCTATATTTATTCCTGCATAAAGAAATACTCCTATCAATCAATGTGATTAATAGGAGTATTTATATTTATTATATTAGTTTTATACACACAATCGCTTTCATATTGCAAGTAAACTGTCTATTTCTGCAAGTCTTTTAAGAAGCTTTTCACGCTCCACTTTTAAGCTTTCCACGTCTATATCAGATACGAGTTTAACGCCCTCGTGGTCTTTGATTTTGCTATAAATCGTTTCAGGAACACCTTTTACACGAACGATTGTGTTCTTATCAGCCGCTATTCTAGGACTTTTGGCAGAGCCACCCGAAGTGGCAAAGCCACCGTTTATAAGCATTGCATTGTCGGAGAAAATAACCTCTCTGTCACGATAAAGTCTTTTCAGAACAACGATTGAGCCAACTCTGATTTCTCCGTCCTCGTAACCCTCAGTATAAGTGTCGAGGTCAAGATCTACTGTGACAGTGCTAACCGCACCAAGTTCTCCGCATTCACCATAGCATTCGATGAGTAACGCCTTGACAACTTCCTTGTTCTCCTCTGGGAAGACCCAGCAAGGGGCGTTCCACTTGCCCTGTATCTGCTTTGCCCCTGCGACAAAGCTCTTGTTATACGGACTGTTTACCTTGATTGTCTCGTTTTCAACTGCAACTTTCATGTTTTATCTCCTATTATATTATATTACTTCTTATTGTCAGGTATCTTAGCCCACATTTTCTCTCGATAAGCCAACTCTTGGCTATAGGTTTTATGCCATTGCTTATCCAGTTCTTTTCGTTCCTCAAGCGTAAGACTTCTACCCTCATCAATAGCCTTATAAAAGGCGTCATCATAAATCTTTTGAGCTTTGTCAAAAGCTCCAATTGGATTGTATTTTCTGTTAATTTCTCTCCGCTTATTTTCGCTGTGGTTTACCCACAAATAGATAATAAGCAAAATTATTGTAGCAAGTAACATTGATTATTCCTCCTCGTCCAACTCATACTCGTCATAAGTTTCTTCATTATTTCTGATATTGTATACAATATCCTCATCGGGATATGCTTCTTTAAAATAACACTGTAAGTCATCGGGTGTTGCAGCTATATAGATTGGTTCATAACTGCCCTCAAGCTTACTGCCTTTGATAGTTTTTCCGTCAACTTTGAACTCAGCAGGAGATAAGCTAATCTCACGCTCCAGTGGTGCGGTTTCAATGCCGTCTCCGTTAATTAGGTTTTCGATAGTCTCGCCCTCGTCCTCGTTTATCTTTTCACATTCAGCAACGAAATAGACTTCACATCTAAAAAAACGCCTTGTTGAAAACACTGTAAAATTAGTTATGTTTATAATATCTGAATGATATTTCTTCAATTCTGCTAAAGCTTCCACCTCGCTATCATAGATCTTAATAGGGTTTCCTATGTTTTCACACAAAGAAACTATATCAAACAATCTCTCAGGGAGCTTCCTTAACTCTACTCTTGACTCGAAAATTCCATATTTCATACAAATTTCTCCTTTGTTTAATTAATTATACCACAAAATTCCTCATTAGTCAACTAGAATTTTGTCGAAAACGTCCATAAAATCGGACAGTATGGCTATTTTTATTAACCACGTTTTGCACTCATTATCAGTATAGCCGTTACACTTCATTTGTGCGATATGTAATCTAATACGCTCGTTCCGTTCCAACGATCTAATACGCTCCATAAGACGCTTATCAGGGTGCTGTACTACCATGTTATTCTGCTTTTCTGTCATTTTAAATTCCTCCTTAAAAGTATGGTTTTATTCTGATACATGTTCACTACAAATTTTCAATAAAATCGTCAATATCCTTAAATCGTCTTATAATAGGTATATATGGTATATTATCAGTATAGATACGTATCTCTCCTGTTAAAATATCTTGCTCGACACAAAAATCGCCAAGACTTTGTTCAGGATAATTCGGTTTATAAGCTATACAACGATATTTTAGCGTTTGATTAAAATACAAATCCTCAGCTTTTATATTCTTATTAACGTTCTTTAATTTTGTTACAACACGATTTCTAAATTCTTTTGTGCTAATTGTATTTGCCATAATATTATCCCTCCTTATTCAGCAATATTTCTTATAACTTTCCACCTACCACGATAGAATTTTACGCTTAAATCGTCCATAAATTTCTCCGTTTTAGTGTTATAAATTCTGTTATCCTCAGTAATGATATAGTTCTTTGAATAATAATATTCATTAATCATCTTTACCAAATCTTCTCTAGTACCTGTTGACATAATAGTTTTAGTTTTCATTGTTACTCACCTCAATCCACCTTCCAAACATTCAAACAGATAACGCCCTTGTTATCATCGTACACATTATCAATGCTCGATACTTCCGCACAATTCATATGCTCCGGAACATCTCCGTAATCTCCGTCATAAACAATTTTCTCCTCAGCGTCCGACCATATCTGAATGTGTTGATTATCAGGGTCAAGAAATAGTTACATAATATCACGAACTGTCATAGTTAGATTACCTCCTCTTTAATCTCGACAACTCCAAACGGATTATCTTTTCTGCCCTCAAAATAAGCGTAACACTCACTGATTATACAGCCATTTTGATATGAATTGAGATCATTCACGTTCATCTTCTCACCATTTGCATTAAATAGCTCATATCTATTTATATAATTGCTAGTGCCATAAAGAATAAAAGTACACTTAGTTTCTGTTAATGGATCTAAAATACTATTGATCTCATCATCAGTGATATTTGGATTTTCTGCTTCCCAAATTTTCCGTAAACACTCAGTATCATTAATAGTAAATGTCACCTTGCGTGTATTTCCGTATTTGTTCATTGTCTTATTCCTCCTCATCGTCATCTATATGTTCGAGTTCATCAGCGACTTTCAATAAAAATTCCTTTATACTATCGGCATCATTGATTAATACTCTTATGCTGTCAGGCACTCCTCTTTTTCCTCTTAAATCAATCCACATTTCAGCGTGTTCATCAGCGTCAAAATCATCAGCCATTTCTTTAAATGCTCTTACGAAGTCTTTAGATGTGCCGTCATAAAAAACAGTTTCAACAACATCTTCTCCAGCATCGGAATAAAATTCTACATCGTGACAAAATTCATTATTGCCAGCTTCATATTTCTCCGATAATTTAACCTCATTGTTTTCCAAAGCCTCAATTATTTTTTGGTTCAACATAATTATTCCTCCTCAAATATTTCCGTTTCCGTATGTATAAATAAATGGTACTCTTTGCAAGTCGTTTCCCTTGCTCTGAGTGTACAAGAGGGGAGTTGCCCCCTCTGTTAATTAGTCCTCATCGTCAAGACCGTCGTCTATAAGGTCATCAATTTCCAGCTCACAGCATAAGTCATTCAGAACCGCTTCTTGAGCGACTATATAACGATAGACTTCACGCTTCTTTGCGTTCTTCTTGTCACCATTATATTCCTTGTCTGCCTTCTCCAGTGCTTCCGCTGTCTCATTATACATCTTCACTATAATTCCGATCATTTCTTCTTTTGTCATGATTAATTCCTCCTTGATTATCTCTCAATTAGTCTGATTATATTATTGCCATATACAATAGCCTCTGCTTTTGCAAAAGTTTAATAAAGTCAGTGATAGTCATTGTATACCCTCTATCAATCTTCCAACTATACGCAAATATAAGATCTTTTAGCAAGTCATACAAGGTATATCCCACAAAGGGGCATCCTTGCGGCGAATAACTCCGCAAGCCCTTTATAGCATGATCACTCATGTTTATGCGTGTTACTCCGTTGAATTTGTGTGTGATTGTATTCATATTTATTTCACTCCTTAAAACAGATATTTTATTTATACCACGTTATTATTAGTATCTACATTTTACAATCTGAATTATTCCAGATTTAATACATGAATTGGCTAATTCGTCTTGTTCTTTAACCTTATTAATATCGGCTTGAAATATCTCAGGATTTTTAATTGCATATTTTTCCACAAAGTCATTTTTTCTGAGATTATAGAGAAAATAATAGTTCTCATCAACGACTACAAGCCTATTGTACAAGCTCATCAAATTAATATTTTTCTCTTTGAGTTTGCGTGAGATTTCAAACAATATTCTAGGTGCTAATGAGTTGTTTATAATGGTGCAGTTCCTTATAACTCCGATCGTTTTGCTATTATCACCCTTTACTGTAATTGACGTCTTACCGATTTTTATTTCTTCTCCGTTGATTTTTGTAATTTCCATAAAATTTGACCTCCATATTTTAAAATAAATGTTTTATTCGCTTTTAAAGTGTGTTATATGGCACTCTCAACGACTTCATGTGGTCATCTTGAGTATATAGGGCGGCTTATATAACCGCCCTCAGATTTGTTTATATTATGCTTTTTTAGATCGTTCACATGGTATATCAGTGAGAACATAATCCCAGCTCGTGCCCCAATGAGTAACACCCCATACATATAGATCTAAAGTTTCATTGTAGTATACTATTTCGTTAGTATATTCTTCAAGGATACTAGCACCTTGTGCGGAAATAATGAAATATTGAAATATTTCTGAATAGTGCTCACTATGTTCAAGGTCATCAATTTCATTTTCCAATTCTGAAATTAATTCAAGATTATCTTCTGCTTCCGCATCCTCTAAGCGTTCTTGCAATTCCTCTAGTTTATCAGTGTATTCCTCATAATCAAGCATATTGCCTTCTGAATCCTCATAAGTTACATTAGAACCGCTAACCATATCCCAGTAGCCGATCTCAGCCGTTGTCGATAAGATGTCATTACACATAACAGCATCAAATGACTTTGCGAGCGTTGCATAGTCAACAAAACCATTTTGCTTGCCATAGTCTGAAATCTCGTTTCCACAAAAATGTGTGCCGAATATTGTTTGTATTTTTGCCATAATAATTCCTCCTCAAATATGTATCGTTTTGGTTTACTATGTTGTATGGTGTGTTTATTTTCCTCATGCGGAAAATACCCACATATACCGCCCTTTATGGGCGGTTAATGCTAGTTATCAAGATCTCTTAATTCGTCCTCAAAGCGTTTATAAAATGCGTTGTATACGTCCATGCCGTCATTATTTGAATAAGGCTGGAAATGTATTTCATAAGCTGATGACCATGTATTTACAAATCTCTCATAAATAGCAGCATAGCCACGCTTGCAGGCGTAAAGAGCATTATCAATCAAGCAACCCTCCACACATTCGATACATTCCACACATTCGATACATTCCGCTTTATTTTGTTCAAGCCATTTTGCAAGATTATCCACGATAAAAACGTGAATATTTAAAGCCTGTCTATGTGTTCTTGTCTGTGTGTTTACCATAATAATTCCTCCTCAAAGTCTTAAAGTTCTCAAAGTCTTAAAGTTGTATGTTGTATAACGTGTAAATAATGGTTATGGTATCCGCTCCACCTCATGCGGTTTCGTGGATATAAGGGGTTAAACCCCTTTAAAATGGTTCAATCTCAATTCTGCTTAATATTTCTTGAGCCTTGCTTAGAAATTCCGCCTCATATTCATCAACATAGTAATCAATATAATATGCCGTCACCTTGTTCGCAAGTTTATCGTCACTCTTGATATAGCCAATTATATTACGACGATCAACGGGGAAATTAATCCCAAAATCTTTGAATTGTCTAACCGCCTTTATAAGATCGTTTTCGGAAATTTCAAGAGCATCCGCAAATTCTGAAATGTCATTGAAATAATCGTAAACGTCATCATAATTCGGTGAATCACTATAGATAGTAACGTGATCGTCATTGAGCCATGAATGACCGCCCACATTTACAAACGTTTCAAGGCGTCCTATTTTTGTATCTGCATCATAGTAAAAATATACGTCCGTTTGGTATGGGTTCAAGTCGATCTCAAATTTCCGCAAGATCACCGCAAGCTCAGATACAAGATCATTGATATTGGTAACGTCCTCATCGGTGATATAATGCTTAATGCTTGTACTCATTTTGATACACTCCTTTTAATAGTTTTTAGCTTTATCTTTAAGCTATGGAATAGGGCTTTTATAGTGATACCCTTTAGAACACTTTAAACTTTAAGCGTGCAAATACGCTTCTTTTTGGCTCAGTTTTATAACGCTTTTGGCAGCGTTTAAAACGCTTTGCGGAATTCTATAACCACAAATAACGTATTTGTCAAGGCGTGTACTATAGCCTATTGAGTAATTCCAGCCGTAAACGCCAGCGTTGTAATAGTTAGTGCTATCGGTATAGGCATCAATGCTGCTATCATTAACAAGAATAAGATCTTGACCGCTGATTATATTTTTGGCGTCATTGTTTGTGATTTTTTTTGATGTTGTGTACATAAAAAAATACCTCCGTTTTTTTCGATTTACGTTTGTTTTTGTTTTTTGTTTTGTCTGTTGTCTCATTTCTTTTGTTTTACTGTTCTACACTTGACTTTTTATTTCTTTTATGTTATCCTAAAAATATGGTTGATTAAATTCAGATCGTTGCACTGGATTCAATCGTATTAGCGGTTAAAATAACCGCTAAAAGTTTAGGTAAACTGTTAGCAGATGCCCTTTTTTTATATCCCAGAAATTCGGAAACTGGATTAAAAACATTTTGAGCCTATCGTTTTTAAGATTTTTCTATCGTACATTTGACGTTGTTCAATTCGGTTTTAGCCGGTTCGGATAGGAAATATTAAATTTTCAAGTTGCAAAAATTTGTTATTGATTATAAATCAATTTCAATTACTAGCTGTCACAGACCTTGCAAAGGTCAACCAGATTTTTTTGTTATGCGGTTGTCAACTCTTTTCATTTTAGCTTTTCCGCTTTTTAGTATTAGCAGTAAACTTATTTGTGATCGGTAAAGGGTTTTGCTTTTTGGTTTTTTTTGGTTTATTCTTTTCCTTTACTGTATCTATAGTATAACATATATACGTACGTAATACAATATATATTATGTACGTAATTTATGAACTTTTTATGAAACGTGTTGTTAAAATGTACAAACACAAGGCAATAAAATAAAGCATAATGCACAAAACAAATAACGAGGTATTAATATATTATGAACGAAAACAATACAAAACATAACGAATATATGAGAGAATATAGAAAACGTAAAACGTTTAAACAATTAAAAGTGGATATTAAACCAGAGGACTTTATAATAATAGACAATTATTGTAAAGACATAGAAATAAGCAAAGCTAAATTTATTGTTAAATGCTGCAAATACTGTATAGATCATGATATTAATTTTGATGATTAACTAAACCACAATATATAGTGGTTAATACAGTATTTGTTACTTGCGATACACAATATATAGTATGCTTATATTTTGAGCTATAAGGCTACTAACAAGCGTTATATACTGTTGTATATATGGGTGGTATAGTTATACTTGATAGCCGTTAAAGAGAGTTTTAGAGCATACAATATATAGTGGTATTGTAGCGTGTTATGCGTGAGTGTATACTATATATTGTGATTAATGGTTTAATGATTGGTGTATGTATGTGTACAAATATTTGTACTGTTGTAAACGTTGAATAGCGTTAGATAAGTGTACAATTTTTTGGACTTATAAGGATCTGTACAAGGTTCTTTACTAATGCTAATTAATGACAATTGGTCAATTTGCATAATTTTAAAGGCTAATTTTGTACAAATCGCTAGTTTAAAATAGGGATTGAGCATTAAATTTTAGGCGTGTTTTGGCGAGTGTTTACCACTTTGGCGGTAAATAAGGGGTGAAATAGGGAATTGACAGGGAATTGATAGGTTAAAATATTCATATAAAATGTTCAAATTTTAAAGATGATGATTAAGGGCGTTCGATATATCGAATAGCAACCACCGATAAATATATTTGATAAAAATCAAATATTAATAATAAACAACTACACAAAAAACAAAAAAGGTCAATTATTGACTTAATTAATAATTGACAAAAGTCAAGCATTGTAAAGTCGGTTGAGCTTGCAAGTCGGCAGGCAGAAATTATATTAACATTCTATGAATTGTGATACAATTATTTATATATGTGATTTTGGCAAAAAGGCATATAAACCACGCAAATATGCAGTTTTATGGATATGTTAATATACTTAATTAAATAGCCTTGGAGGGGGCGGCTTTACATTTATGGGAACATATGGAAACGAGATTATCCCCTTAGTAGTTCCACTCTATCCACACGCCATAAAACCAAATCCAAAATCAAAATAGCACTTTTTAAAATTCCTGCACGCTCTCCCACTACCCCACCAAAACTCCAATTTTCATTCGGTAACACGTTCGAGTAAACTTCGTATCTACGCCATTTTTTCAACTTTTCCAAACCTTAAAATATACCCCAATACACCAAAACACACCAAAATTAACTTACAAACATTATTTCTACACCATAAAAAAATAACCCATTACTCCCCAAAAAATATACTCCTTTAAAGACCATAATAGGTCTTATTTTTTTGCCCTAAAATGGCTATAAATCAAGTTTTACACTTAAACAATCACCCATTTAAAATTCAATTTTAAATCACTGTCAACTCGTTAAACTGCACTTCAGAAACAATACACTATCACCGAAACATCTTAAAACAATAAAAAGCCATCAAAATATCATTTATAAAACCCATAAAATAACCTATCGTAAAAACGAATAAAACGTTTTTATACCTTAATTTACAAGCAAAAACAACGAATAAGCTATCGTAATTTTACCGAACGCTCCGAAACAAACTGCTTAGACGAAAACAAAATGTTTAAACAGTTGCCAGACAAGCCATGCAAACATTAATGTTTAACTGAAAAAATATCTGTGAAGATTAGCGTGACCGTAGGGAACGATAATCAAGCAGGGAAGTTATATACGAGCGTAGCGAGAATATAACTGACTAGCTGTGCGCAGCACAATAAATCAATATCTCATCATTACAAAACTTCATTGTCATAATAACACAGTATCATAATTCCTATTAATTGTACAATCTCACATAAACTTACAATCTATAATTACAATCAAAATTATAATTATAAATATAACCAATACACTAAAAGTTTACATATAAATTTGCATAAGTATATTGACAACCATTTAATTGTACATTATAATTGTAAATGTACTATTAAACGAGTACGTTTGAGAGTTGCTTACTTGATTTGCTTGCAATTTCAAATTGCAATTTTTAAAATATGATTTCACTTCAATTTATCTCTCAGCTCTATTAGTACACCCTTTCACCATTAAACGAGTACACTTGAAATAATATCATATTTTAAAATCAAATTCAAAAAGTAAATATTGTTTATAAAATTGTAAGTTATAGGAAGTGATATTTAATGTCAGTTAATTGTAGTAAACAATAAATTTTTCTGGGGCGTTTACGCCACAGTAAGGATTCTCTTATTACTAAAGATATCTAATATTATTCTACTCTACACTTTGACCTACACTTTTAGTATACAGATTGCACACTTTTTTGCATTTTGACCTACACTTTTGGTATACAGATTGCAAAAATGGTGGACTAACAATAAAAGGTGGTGACAAACCATAACTGACAATTATTTTGTAAAAATGCCCAAGAAATATATATACGCTGACTCAGCAGACAATTTTGAAATTTTATTGTATCGCTGTCTTAGTTACCTATATGAAACTAGAACAAGAACGGTAGGTACATCTATAAATGAAATTTTGGAATTGTGTCATTGTTCGATTTATAGTAAAGGTAACAGAGAAAACACTCATAGGATAAAAGCACTTTTCAATATTTTTATTGTCAGGTCAGATTTGACTTGGGATAACCAATGTGACTATAAATCATTAAATAATGTTAATGCAAACGCTCATTTAAGATTTAAGGTCAACAAAGCGGTATTTGACCCTCCAGACAACTTTGTAATATTGTATGACACAGAATGGGACAAACTAATGTCTATTTCAAATAGGCTGTCTAAGTCAATACTTCTTCGTGTTTACCTATACATAAAGTCATGGAATTTTCAGAATACGGAAATTATAACAGAGAGTGTTTGTGGCTGTTACAAGAAAGAAACGGTAATAGCAGAAGAATTACATATGTCGGTCAGACAGTTAGACAACTATTTAAAGGCATTATGTGATAATGGGCTAATAGTCAAGCATATTACAGGCTCTTATAAAAAGAATGGCAAGGTCTATAATGCTCCTAACGTTTATGTGCTTAGTTCAGATCTGAACGTACAACAACATATCCGAGAAGCTGTTGACAGATTAAAGTACACCTATAAGGTAGATGAATTTCTACCAATGACACATAAGAACAAGAAAATTAGAAAGGATTGATAAACGTGATAAATAATAAGATTATAGTATTTGAAAACGAGGACTTTGGAGAACTTAGAACGGTTGAGATTGACGGAGAAGTTTGGTTTGTAGGTAAGGACGTGGCAATGATATTGGGTTATGGAAATGGAAAAGTTAAAAGTAAGGCTTTAGCTAACGCTATAAAAGATCATGTAGATATTGAAGATAAAAGGTTCTTAAACTATGATGAACTTAAAGCGTACCAAAATGGTGACCTTAAAAATATTAGCCACTATGGAATGACAATTATAAATGAAAGCGGTCTATATTCTCTTGTATCGGAAGTAAATTGTCAACCGCAAAGAATTTCAAACACTGGGTAACTTCTGAGGTTCTTCCTTCACTTCGTAAAACTGGTACATATAATACGCAGGCTTTTGAAGAATTAAAAGCAGAGGCAATAAATCTCAAAGAAGAATTAGAGAAAAACAAATTACCCAAGAAAACATATAGTCCATGGTTTGGTCGTATGCACCCTAAATATAAATTAATAGAAGATAGTCTTGGTATTACTAGGGGTGCATTGTATAGAGAAATTCTTAAAGAGCTTGCTAACAGATACGGACTTGATACATACCAGATAGAACAAGACTATTTGTATGAAAATTGTTTGGACAAATGTTATCCTCTTGACCCATATCAGTGTGTTCCGCAATATCGCAATATGATAGAAGATATTATTAATGAGTATTTAATCAGCAACAGTTTAGCTGATAAAAACGATATTATTGCGACTAAGAAATATCAGACGATATTTTCAAAAACTAATTCTAAGACTGATTATAATGAGTCTTATCTTAATACAGAGGACGGTGATAATAATGAGTAGAAATCGGAAAACAACTTCTTTGCAACAATTATTCCCTGAAGATTATACATACGAGGCTCAAGACAAGCCTTTAGACGACAATGAAGAATATTTAAGGTTTCGCAGTGAGTATTGGACTATGCTTGCAGAAACTGATGATATATACGCAGAAGATTATATGTAAGATAAAATAAAGGAGACAACAAAATGAACAATTTGAAACTGGTAGAAACAGACGTATTCAACAAAATCGCAACTTGTGACTTTTGGGGCAACATCAATAATGAGTATCTTGTCACAAGAGAGCAGATTGGTAGGGCATTGGGTTATAGTAACCCTACCAAGGCTATTGACAACATTCATAGGAAGCACAGAGAACGTATAGATAAATTTTCAACCACCCTCACTTTAGGGGTACTTGAGGGGGATAGGTATGTTGAACGTGAAAGAATACTTTACAACCGCAAAGGCATTATGGAGATTTGCCGTTGGTCTAGGCAACCATTAGCAGATAAGTTCATGGATTGGTGTTGGGAGATTATGGATAGACTTATTTCCAATAGCTTGAATACCGTAACATTATCAAGAGAAGAATATTCTATGATTATTAATACTGTCAATGAAGTAGGTCAGCTTAATAAAGTTAATGAACAGCTTACACGTCAGTTGCAAATCATTTCTGCACAGAACACCACAATGCAAGACAAACTTTCTCGTATGTGGCAGAAAATAATGCTTATTGTTCCACCTGCGCATTATTCTTCTTGGAAAAACAAAATGTCTCAGAAAATTGTTTCGCTTGCAAAGATCTTAGGTTATACAAATGATGATGACAGAAAATCTATCTATAGCGATATTTACAACATGATGAGGTCAGACTATGATATTGACCTTGACTCCTACAAAGAAAATTATTTGTTATCACAAATAGATTGTAAAAACGTAGCAATGATAGATGTTATTGATAGCGATACAGCTCTTAGAGATATTTTCGAGGAAATTGTTGACCGATACATACAAATAAAATCAGGAATGGGGGTAATGAACAATGCCTAGACTAACAAAACTTACAGACAGTGAGTATGCCAATGGCGTACTCGCAGAAGCTAAAAGAATAAACAATAACGAGACAATTCGTAAACAACCGCCTACAGAACAGCAAGTTAGATTGTGCCTTAGAGTGTTAAGAGATTTTCACATACATATAAACAAGGATAATATTCCTAGATTTAACAGCGTTCAGGAGCTAGAGCTTTGGCAGAAGAAAATGATACACGATAAATTGTATGACAGCAACTAAAACGGAAAGGTAGATTAAAATGACAGAAAACAACAAAACTATGGTAACAGTATTTGAGAGCAAAGATTTTGGTAAGGTAAGAACGGTAGATATTGATAACAAGATTTACTTTTGCGGTTCTGACGTGGCAAAGGCGTTGGGGTATGCAAGACCAGCGGACGCAATAACATCTCATTGTAAGGGGGTCTGCGTTTTACCGACCCCTTCGGCTGGAGGTGTGCAGAAAACAAAATTCATCTCAGAGGGTGATGTTTATCGTCTTATAGCACATAGTAAACTCCCTTCCGCAGAACGCTTTGAGAGTTGGATATTTGATGAGGTGCTTCCAACCGTACATAGAACAGGCAGCTATATCATGGAAGGCTCGGAAAAAGACAATGAATTGAAACTTTTACAAGCTACGGTTGCTCAGCTTCAGAATATGCTACTCGCATTATCGGCTAAGAAAATACCAAATGCAAAAGCTCTGAACATATGGAAGAAACAAATTGGTACTCCGCTTATAGTGAAGTTACAGGATAATGCTTTACAAACTACAGGTGAGGTTGTCGAGTTTGCAGATATGCTACATAGAGTTTATACTCAGATGACTTTAATGTTTGGATTCTGTACTGCTACGGCTCTTAGTGAATTTACAGACAAGTATAACTGTGATTGCACTACAACACAACCTAGTATTATAAATGCTATTGCGGATAATCATGTATATCAGGCTTGGTTTACTCAGGCTTGTAATCAGCTTATGATTTGTGTGGATAATGGGGATAGGTTTACATCTGACGATAATTGTACTTATAATGCTACACAGTTTACTTCAGAGGACGGCTTTGATTTTATAGTTGCAACACTGGCAGAGGTTGCGAATGATAGATCGGCTCATCATGCACACACGCTGTCTATGGTTTATAAGAAGATAAACTCCACGAGAGGTTGGCATAATCAAATGACTAGGAAGAAGGTTAAGACTAAGAAAGATGTAACATTGTCTGATAGAAAACAGTTTGCTAAATTTGTGTTAGTTAGCAACGAAATCATAAAGGAATTGGGAAGGAGTTAAATTTATGAGAACATATACGGTAACAAGCAAAGTAACCGCAGAGGAACGTGAGGTTACAATTAACATTTCATGCGAAAATGGCGAGTGGGTCGCTAATTTGTATACTTGCATTGAGAAGTATGCCAACAAATGTAAAAAGCAAGGTTGGAAACAGATTGATGAAACAAGACATACTGACGGTACGTTTATCGGAGCTACATTTATTGCTCCTGCTAAAGCCATTAGTATTAGAAACGCTCACCCGACTAAAAGGGTCATATCAGAAGAACATAAACAAAAGCTTTTAGCTGCGAGAAATAAAGATTAATTAAAATTGTACATTAATTATGTTAATTTTACAGCTATATTGTTTTGAGTATAATTTTACTTGTGAAGTATTACTCTTTAAAATTTAACACAATTAATGTATGTTCCTGACGGTAGAACGTAGATTATGATAGATATAAAGATAGGAGATATAAATGCTTACGGCAGAAATTAATAATCAACCTATAAATTGTTATGACAATAAGTATGATAGAGATACTTTGAAAAAATGGGCGGACAAAGGAATTTTGCAATGTCCTGTTTGTCATGGGAAGTATGAATATTGTCATGGCAAATTGGTAAGCCCTTATTTTAGACACAAAGACAAAACTAAATGTGAGACAATTTACTCTGAACCCGAAACAGAAGAACATATTCAAGGTAAAATAGCATTATTTAATTGGATTAAGAAACAAAACGGTGTTGTCAAGGCTGTTATGGAGGGTTATATAGAAGAAACAAAACAAAGACCTGACATCATGTTTGAGTTTGGAGGACAACAGTACGTTATAGAATTTCAGTGTACGCCAATAGCAAGTGAGCAAATAGAACGCCATGAGTTGTATCAAGCTGCGAAAATTAATGACATTTGGATTGGCGGTAAGGAAAAATATTCAACTGGCAGGACACATATTGAGAATATTGCATATGCAATGTTTGACTATCAGAACAATACTTTGTCTAAAGTCAAAGATCTTTTGAACAAAAACTTGTTACCTTATAATAATTTACTGCTTTGGAATTTTAACGAAATACCTTTAGAGAATGTAATGTTTGACGGAAAATTTACTTTTGTGAATCAAACCATGGAAAAATATATTGATTTATCAATAAAAAAACACAATGCGGAATTAAAAAAGCAAGAGCAGAGACGACATATTCATAGTTTGGTAGAGGTTTGCAAAGTTATTCCAGAATGGTATGCACAAGTATGTCATCATTGTAAAATCGACATACTTGAAGGCAAATTATCTTCCCCATATTTGATTATGATGAAGTTTGCAAGCGATATTACTGCTCCTTTCACAATGTTCATCAAAGGAAATTCGATTGATGTGTGTGTAACAGAGATGTATAATCGTAGGATAAAAAATAATTCAACTCATTGCAGAAAGTGCTATTGGCAAAAAGCAACTAAATTTGTAAAAATTGAAACACTTAAATATTCGGACAATCAGCAGTTGGTTTCTGTGATTAAAGAATATTTTTCAAAGCAATTACAAAAGGCAGTAATTAATAAATATATGGGAGGAATAACAAATGGCTAAACAACAAATGTATCAGCAGTTTATTTTTAAGTTGCACAGTTCAAGAATTTTAAAAGCACCTGATAAAAATTTAAAGATCTCTATACAAGAAGCTAGAGATAATAGGGAAATTATTTCTCTTGCTGACGGACAAATTTTACAAATGATTGACGAGATAAATTCATTAGATAGAAAATTTACCGCAGATAGGATAAAGGAAATTAAGAGAGAAATAAAGCTTTTGAAAAAGCAGCCAAAGTCGAGAAATACGAGTGTACAAATTAAGAAATGTTATCAGGACTTAGATAACATTCAATGTAAACTTGACTATGTTGCGATTATAATGAATAATAAGGAAGATATTTTTAAGCTGAGTTACGGATTTAGAATAAACGGAACGTACTATAATAGACTTATAGGCACAACAAATGGTATAAAAAAGAACACAGTTATTTATGCTGCCGCAAAGAACTCACAGCATATAAAATTATGTGAGGAATTAACAAGACGCATGAATAATGGAAGAAACTTAAACAAGGAACTTGTGCCTGCTAAGTTTGAAGCTTATAAAGCATTAACTTGTTCAGCTTCTGTGCCTGTGACACATCCAAAAGATATTCTTGTGGTAGATGATTTGATTGTAACTTGCAAAGAAAAGGTTATAAAAATAACAGATGAGTTTGACGGAGAGCCTGTATTAACTGAGCCTGATAATCCTGAAATTATAGAAGTAAATGACAGTGACGGTTATGGTTTAATAACACCTACATTGTCGGAGATATGGGCAAAAGATGTTCTTGAGGACTATATACCTAGTGGGTACTGCATAAGAAATAGCTTTTGTAAGGGCATGGTGTTCACGTTTGACTTTCATAAATTTGCCTATGAATATGGTACATTCAATGAAAATGGTGATTGTATTGTTATTGATGTATGGGGAAATGAACATAATATAAAAAATGTAGACTTAATACTTACAACTTCGATGTTAAAATTGTGGGATAGTTATGACAATATTGATTCGTATTTGGGAAATTGTAAAAATAACGGATATGGCTTTAGAGTAACAAAAGTGTGTCCTGAGAAACTTGAAAATGAACGTAATATGAATTATCAATTCCTGCAAAGCTATGAATTAACAGATGGGGAAATTCAAGAATTGATAGCCCCTACGGTTAATGAAATAAAAGATGTAATTCACGGAGATATTGACAAAACTATATTGTTTTTAAATGGGGCTACCTCAGATGAAGATTTTAGCTTAAATGAGATTGATAATGTTACTAAGTCGGTTATGATAGAGCCAAGTATGGCAAATGACCCATTTGTTATAAATCGTATTAACTATATGATTAAGAAAAAAATTACACAGGCTAAAATCGGTGTACTTAAAGTGCATGGCAATTATGCTGTTATTTCAGGCGATCCATTTGCCTTGTGTCAAAAAATATTTGGAGTAAAAGTTGAGAATGATGATTATGGATTACTTAAAGCTGGAGAAATGTATTCAAAATATTGGTCTGATTATGGGTCTGATAGGGTTGTTTGTTTCAGAGCGCCAATGAGCTGTCATAATAATATTAGGGTTATGAACATCACAGATAATAAAATGATGTCAGAGTGGTATAAATACATGGCAACTGTTAATATTGTCAACTGTCATGACAGTATGGCAGCAGCGTTGAACGGCTTTGACAAAGACGGAGATTGTCTTATAACAACAGACAATCCAATATTGTTGAGAAATACAAGACCTACTAAAACAATTATGTGCGTTCAAAAAAAAGCAAATAAAGAAATCATTTGCGAGTCTAATTTAATGCAGGCTAATTACAACAGCTTTGGTGAGGAAATTGGCAAGGTCACAAATAGGATAACCGCAATGTACGATGTTCAGGTAAAATACCCAAAAGAAAGCAAAGAATACAAAATACTAGATTATCGTATTATGTGCGGTCAGCTTATCCAGCAGAATACGATAGACAAGGCAAAAGGTATTATATCCAAGCCTATGCCTGAGGCGTGGTACAACAGATTTGCATTAAGCTACAATGATAATGATAGTGACGAGGAAAGAGTCGCAAAGGAATTTAACAAAACAATCATTGCTGATAAGAAACCATATTTTATGTGTTACATATATCCGCAGGAAATGTCAAAATATAAAAATTATATTGAAAATAATAATGCTCAATGTATAAATTTATTTGGCATGACGATTTCCGAATTAGAGGTTCTTAAAGATAAAACGGAAGATCAGCTAAAGTATTTGGATTGGTATTACAAAAAAATGCCTGTTAGTGCTAATAATTGTACCATGAATCGTATTTGTAGGGCTGTTGAGTTGGCTTTTGAAAATTATAACACGGAAGTTAAATCGTCAGCTAGATTTGATTATAAAGTTATGCAATGCAGGCAAAATGATAAATACTCTGACTATCCAAAATTAAAAAAAATGTATGAGAATTATACAAGGGATATAACTCAATACATGGTATTGTCTAAGAAACAACGTTTCGATAAAGAACAAATTGATAATGACAAGATGATAATGACAGAAAATTATCGTAAGCTATGTTCTGAGATTTGCACAGATGAATTTGTGTTGTGTGATATATTGCTTGATATATGCTATAAAACAGAGAAATCTAAGAAATTTGTATGGGATATTTGTGGTGACACTATTATTGAAAATCTTTTAAGATTAAATGATTGGCAGATGTCTTATTATGTACCCGATGAAACTGGAGATATTGAGTATGGTGGAACAAAATATAGAAAAGCCGTAAGAAAGATTGGTGTGTAAATGGATATATTTTTAAACGAAATTGCTGAGGCAGAAAAAATAATTGAAAGTAAAGATTTAGGTGTAAAACCGTCACAATCATTGTTTTTGTTGGCTAAATATTACCGATATGTAATGAAGTATAAAAAATCTAAAATAATTACTGCACTAACTGATTTTATCAAATCAACAGGTATAAATTACAGACCTTCTGATTGGGAGAAAAGCGTTGAAAGACAAGTTAACAGAACACGTAATAATCCACCAATTAATATTGAGTACATTGGCATAACACAAAAGGAACTTGAAGATATAGCAAGGCTTAAAAGCCCACCAGTTGAGAGAATAGCTTTTACGGCATTGTGCCTTGCTAAATATAGAAATATTCTTTGTGCAAGAAATAATAATTGGATTTGTACTAGCCACAAAATGCTGTTTTCTCTATCTAGTGTGAATAAAACTAGATATGAAAAAGAAATGATGATACATAAGTTAGTTAAAGCAGGAATGTTACAGCCAGCATTGGCTGTCGGAAATACAAATCTTCAAGTAAAGTTTATTGATGATAGTTCTCTAATAGTGCTAAAAATTACCGACATGAGAGAACTCGGTAAAGAATATATGCTGTATAGAGGTAAAAAATACGCACGTTGCGAAAATTGTGGAAGGCTATTTTATAAGAGATCAAATAGTCAGTTGTACTGTAAAAATTGCAAAGGTTATCAAAAAATCAAAACCAAGGTCTTAACCTGCTGTGATTGCGGTAAGGAGTTTGTGGTTGATAGCAAAGCAAATAATAAGCAAAGATGTGATAAATGTCAACATATCAAACAACTTGAATATCAAAGAAAATCAATGGCTAAAGCCAGAAATATAATGTGAAGTAGTCAATTTTAAATAGAAAATAGTCAAACACCTCGTAAACCCTTTATTATTGGGCTTTTGCGAGGTGTTTTTATTTTATGGTGTTATTTCTTATTATGGATATAGATAATAAATATACTTATCCATAATATATTATAGCACGCACAAAGTCAACATTCAATAGGCATTGTGTACAAAATTAAAATTGAAAAGGTGGTTATTTTACACATGATTTTCGTCACAAAGGACGAGGCGGATTATCTTCGTCAGAACATTAAGAACGTTAAGATTTTCAAAACGTGCCGTCTGAAAAACAATGGTTCTAATCGTGGTAAGAGATACGCAGAGGAAACATCTGTGGTTGTTAATCTGCTTGCCAAGTACAGAGCCGATTAAAAAATATCTTACAGCACGTCTGTAAGGGTGGGTATATCCCACTAACTTATTTAGAAAAGGAATTTATTTTTTATGACAGTAACAGAAGAACTTCCAATTTCCATTGTGGATAGTTTGGATAAGAGAAAGTACCCTACGCCTGAAGAGTACAACTATTGGAAATCAAGAGAAAACAGAACATTTTTCATTGATTACGAGGTAGACGAATTTTATAACCTTATTGAACTGAGCAAAGTTATTATTCAGATGAACATGGAAGAAAGAGAAATTGAAAATCCAAAGCCAATATTTATTTTCATTCATAGTTATGGTGGAGATATAGAACAGGCAAATTATTTTTGTGATCTGATACAGAGTAGTCATATTCCTATCGTTACTATTGGAATGGGTGTTGCTATGAGTGCAGGCTTTCTTATTTTTCTTGCTGGCAAGCGTAGATATGCGTTTGAACATTGCCAAATGCTTGTTCACCAAGGCTCTGCTGCTTTTCAGGGTAGTGCTGCTGAAATTGAGGAAGCTCAGAAAAATTATAAGAAACAGCTTGAGGGTATGAAGTCATATATCCTTGCAAGGACGGACATTGACGAAAAGACTTTTAACAAAAATAGAAATAAAGATTGGTATTTATCTCGTGATGAGCTTGTGAAATACAAGGTGGTCGATAAGATCGTTACATCGTTTGATGAAATTAATTAGGCGGTGTTGTCATGGGAAAGAAAAATAATAATACAATAACCTCGTATGATAACCCACCTGAGAAAATTGACGGTGATCTGTTTTATAGTCTACAATTAGATAAAGAACAAGAAGAATTTGCTAATGCAATTTGGAACAAGGATAATGATATTATTTTCTGTAACTCCAAAAGTGGAAGTGGCAAAACTACCATTGCCGTTGGTATAGCAAATTTACTTGTGCAGTATCAAATGTTCTCAAAGATTATTTATATTGTTTCGCCTTGTGCAGAAGGTAGGTTGGGCTTTCTACCCGGTGATGTAACTTCAAAGAGTGAGGTTTACTATGAACCACTCTATAATGCACTACAGACACTTGGTATAAATCCATTTACGGCTGTATGTACAAATAGTCTTGTTTCTGAGAAGTATGAAGAAGGTTATATCAAACCTCTTACGGACGTTTACCTTAGAGGCGTCAACTTTAAGGACGCAGTTATTATAATTGACGAGTCTCAGAACGCAACTTTTGACAATCTTAAAAAGACTTTAACAAGAATAGGCGAAAACTGCAAGACAATTTGCATAGGGCATACAGGACAGATTGATTTACCCAATCATAAGGCAAGTGGATTTGAGAAATATCTAAATCATTTTTCGGGAAAAGAACATTGTCAGATTTGCGAGTTGTATACTAATCATAGAGGTTGGGTATCAACTTGGGCTGACGAATTGGAGGATTAAGCAAATGGCTAAAATAACAAAAAAGAACGTTCTGTCGGTACAGGGCATTGTAAACATAGAGAACGGAAAAATAACATTTAGCGTTGAAGATATTGAGGGTGAAATTGCCCTTGCGGAACTTATGTCAGATTTCAACGGTCAGGAAGTAAAGCTGTCTGTAAACCAGACAGACGAAATTGCATAATGGGAGGAATTTAAAATTTCTACATACAAAAGATTTGAAGGTGAGTCTGATGACGAGCTTATATTTAGAGTGTGCAAAGATAAGGAAAAGATAGGCACTTGGAATGATGTCAGGGATATTTTAAACGAATTACTTAACGCTGATTTTGGCGAGTCAACTTATCGTAAGAAATTCCAATGCTTTGAGAAAATGTTCAATGCAAATCAGAAAACTTTTGCAGATACAGAAAACACCCTTAATGAAATTCAAGACCAAATTCGTGAATTAAAGAAAGAGCGATATAAACTTCAAACAGAGAAGTTGGAGAATAATAGGTGGCTTAGAGAAAATGCACGAGATGAATTGATAACTGAAAAAATAGTCAATGCAATTTCTGATATAGACCCTGTTATAGTTCCTGATTATTTGTCGGGAGTAAATAATAGCAAATCTGCGATATTGGCATTTACTGATTGTCACTTTGGCATAGAGTTTTGCATAAAAGATCTATTTGGCAATGTAATAAACGAATATTCTCCAGAGATATTTGAACGCAGAATGTGGAGTATGCTCGAAAAAGTTGTTGACATCATTGCTAAAGAGGACTTGGCAGAAATTAATGTTTGGGAACTTGGCGACAGTATATCAGGACTTCTCAGATTAAATTCTCAGCTTATGCACCTTAGATATGGTGTCATAGATTCGGCAATAAAGTATGCTGAATTTCTTGCTAATTGGCTCAATGATCTTTCTCAATATACAAAAGTGAATTTCCAAATGGTTAAGGACAGTAATCATTCACAACTTAGACTTCTCGGACAGCCTAAGAATAGTTTTCCTGATGAAAACATGGCAAAGGTGATTATTGCTTTCATAAGGGAAAGACTTAAATATAATCGAAATGTAAACATAATTGAGAATGAAACAGGCTTTTGTTTCAGCGATGTTGAGGGTTATAACGTGCTTGGTTGTCATGGTGAGGTAAAGGATTTACAGAACTGCACAAGTTCTTTTTCAAGAGCGTACAATACAAACATTGATTACGTTTTGGCAGGTCATGTGCATCACCAAACCTCAAAGGAAAATGCAAAACATTCAGAGGTGCTTACAATACGTTCCATGGTAGGCACTGATGACTATGCTATGTCTTTAAGCAAGACTTCTGACACGGGTGCAAGCCTGTTTATATTTGATAATGAATTTGGCAAGATTGCCAACTATGATATAAAAGTAAAGTAGGTGAATACTATGATGATTAAAAAGAGTTATAACGATTTTGATACTTTCATGCAGGATATTATAGATGTATATCTGGAAAATGAGGGCTTTAGTGTTTTATGTGATTACAAGTTGGCTTGTAAGATTATCAAGAAATTTTTATCATTTGACAATAAAACTAAAATTAATTCCATTTCTCTTGATCCGCCTGAGTGGAACGGATATGGTGGCGAATTTGTTGTTTCAACTTTTGAAAACGAGTTGTTTTGTGAAAGAGCAAGACGTGACGATAAGCCAATAATTGTTGGTGATGAGAGTATTGTTTTCGTTCAGCGAGATTTTGTCGGCAAGGATTTTATTGAAGAAGATTATGTTCCAAAGCTTTATTTTGGTTTTACAATTAACGAATAATTTGTAGTTAAATACAACTCCTTTTATTATATTTTGCAGGATAGCAAGCGTTATCCTGCATATTGTCGGATAGCTCAATCGGTAGAGCAATGCACTGTTAATGCGGAGGTTGTGAGTTCGAGTCTCACTCTGACAGCCAAAACAGAACTCAACACGCCTCTTAAAAATGCGTACCACGTTGAGTCTTTTAAATGAAAAATCTGACGAGATTTTTGCACGGATAGTTGACAAAGTTTTGTTGACTATCCTTAGTTTTAATTACAAAGTAATTCAACCTCACGCACCTCTTAACAATGTGTCCCAGTGAGGGGTATTTTAATGCCGTATAAATGTACAAGAGGGCTAACTTGTAAAAAGGTGGTCGGTGAGGTTTGTTGTTTCCAAAAGACGATTAAAGACAGAAAAACAGCGAGCTATGGAGTTATGGTTTTGAGAATTTTGTATTACTCCAAAAACAAAATTCAAGCCCTTATGGGCGAAATAAAGAAGATTAAGTGTGAGGGCAACACTCTAAAGAAATCCCATTTGAAGAATAAGTGCTAAAAGCAGCACTCTAAAGAAAGCTTGAGATGAGAAGAAAGGAGAGGTTAAATGGCTAAGAAAAGCAAACGTATTCAAGTACATGATGATGAAATACTTTCAAAAATCAATTCTGAAACAATGAAACTATGGAACAAATATAAAATTGATATGTCACTTAGAGAACTCTCCGAAAAGACTATCGCAGGCTATCAAAATGATTTAGAGTCTTGGTGGATATACATATACAAAAATCAGGGCAATCAAAGTATTATTGACTTAACGGAAGATGATGTAACTGAATTTTTATATTTTTGTAAAACTGAGGGTAATAATTCAAGACGTATGAAAAGGCGTATGGCTTCAATTTCGGCTTTTTATAAATTTCTGCGTAAGAAGAAGTTAATTACAGAAAACCCAATGGAATTTATGGATAGACCTAAGAAAGATACAGATGTTATTACTCAGACGTTTTTAACTGTTGAACAGGTACAGGAATTAAGAATTACCTTACAAAACTTAGTAGAAAACGCTGACACGCATCATAAGAAACATAGGGCTTTACAATATCAGTGTTATGCTCTATTTTCATTGTCTACAATGGCTAGAGTTAATGCGGTTGCGAATACTAAGTGGGAACAAATTGATTTTGACAATAGGGTTGTCAATGATGTAGTTGAAAAAGAAGGCTATGTTGTAACTCTTTATTTTTCGGAAGAAGTTAAGGAACTGCTGTTAGGTTTACTTGAGTACCGCAAGACAAATAATATTATTGACAATGGCTATGTTTTTGTTTCTTACACAGACGGAAAGTTTGATAAGGTAACTAATGGCACATTAAATTCTTGGTGTCATATTATTGGTGAAATGATTAATGTTCCAACGTTACACGCTCATGATTTTCGTCATTCTGGAGCTACGCTATATAAAAACGCAGGTATGTCACTAGAAGATGTTTCGGCATTGCTCAACCATAGTGGAACTGACGTGACAAGAAAATTTTATATTAGGGTTGATAAAAAGAAAATTAGTCAGAATAAGGATAAATTTGATTTTTGAGCGATTAAGCACTCATAGGGCTATAAAAGGGTGCTTTTATTACACAAATATAGAGAGGGAAATAATTATGGACGAAAAAGCAATAGAAATTGTAAAAGATTATATTGGAGAACATCTTGACAAATCAGATATAAAGCCTGATTTTGAAGTTTACACAGTATGGAAGTGCAAGGCATTGCAGAATTGGAAATACTTACTTTCAAGCACTCTTTTTGACGGTATGTATTATGAATTAACATACAATGGCGATAAAAAAGAGTGGTATCTTGATGCCTACAAGAAATTTGAGAACAAGGTTATTAAAGAATAGTAATTAAATAGATACCAAATTAAGCACTCTGATTGAAAATTGGAGTGCTTTTATATTGGCTTGAAAATTAAACAAATAAAAAGGAGGTGGTTTGGTTATGCCAAGGAAAAAAGGTAGTGTATCAACACAAAATAAATCTGGTATTAAAACCACTAAATATATTGAACAACCAAAAGTAATAAAAACCATTTCTTGTGACGAAGAACAAGAAATGTTAATAAAAAAGCCTTATCAATGTGTGACCTGTGGCAAAAGATATGCCACACAAAAGAACAATTTTGCATATAGCCAATCACCTTTATACAATGGCAATAATAATTTCTTGCCAACTTGTAATCATTGTTTAGATAACCTTGTAGAACAATATACGTTATTATTGGGCGATCCAAATGAAGCTATTAAGCGCATATGTTTACATTACGATATCTATATTCAGGAAAGCTTGCTTAATAGTTGCAAGAAAAAAGATCTAAACCAAAGCCGTATCAGAAATTATATCAGACATTGTAATTTACAACAATATGCAGGTAAAACATATGATACATATTTGTCTGAAGTCAATGGCATTGCTATTAATAACGAGGAAGATTTGGAACAATTAAAGTCAGAGGGTAAATCTTCTCCAACAAAGGTTGCGGTTGAACGTTGGGGACTTGGTGTATTTGGTTCTGAGGATTATCCGATTTTGGAAGAACATTATAAAATGTTAAAGTCACAAAATCCAAATGCCGATAACAACCAAGAGATTTTTATAAAAGACCTGTGTACAACAAAATTGTTACAGAAAAAAGCTATTAAGGAAAAACGGTATGATGATTACGAAAAGTTTACAAAATTGTATCGTGACACTTTTAAACAGGCAGGCTTAAAAACAGTACAAGAGATAGATAACAGTGCGGAAGAAACTTTAGGTGTCACATTGGCAACTATTAGTCAATATACTCCTGAAGAATATTATAAGGATAAAGAACTTTACAAAGATTTTGATGGACTTGGTGACTATATAAAGAGGTTTATTTTAAGACCTATTAAAAATTTAGTTTTGGGAACTAATGAACGTGATAAAACTTATTGCGTGAAGGACGATGGTGAAAATGGCTAGGAGAAATAAGTATGCTGATGACAAACAAGCTGTGTTGCACACTAAGTTTCCTTCAACTCATTTTCTAAGCAATCCGACAAATGTGGATCATACATATAGGTGGTGTACATTTTTTAGAAGAAATTTGCACAGGTTTGCAACTGATTATTTGGGCTTGAAATTACATTGGTATCAAGCTATTATTCTATATTTAATGGGAATATGTAATTTTATAGTTATTGTTGCTTGTAGAGCTGCTGCAAAGTCTTTTATTATTGCACTATATTCTTGCTGTAGATGTATCTTATATCCCAATAGTAAAGTTGTTATTGCTTCCGCAACAAAGGGACAAGCCAAACTGATTGTCACGTCTAAAATCAGAAACGAGTTAATGGCGTGGTCGCCAAAATTGCGAGAAGAAATTAAGGGCATTAAAGATAACCAAAATGAAGTTATCGTATATTTCAAAAATGGCAGTACGATAACGGTTGTAACGGCAGGTGAAAGTGGACGTGGTAACAGAAGTTCTGCTCTCATAAGGGAAGAATATAGACAAATCAAAAAGGAAATTGACGATAGTATATTATCACCATTTCAGACCATAAGGCAGACACAGTATTTGCTTGATCCTTATTATGAAAATATTTCTGAATTAAAAGAAGAACCAATTAATATTTACATATCTTCAAGTTGGCTTGATAACGGACACTGGATGTGGGATATTGTAGATATGGCTGAGAGCAATATGCTGAAAAGTTATCAGACTGGCGATATTGATACTTGTTTGTTGGCATTTGACGAGTCTATTACACTCAAACATAATATTCGTACTATGAAACAAATGCAGAACGAAAAGAAAAAACAAGATAGTTTAACTTGGAGATTGGAGTATCTTAATGAAAGAGTTAAAGAAAATACTTCGGCTTTCTTCAGTTATTCAATGTTTTCTACTAATATGCGTTGCAAAAAGCCTTTTTATCCTCGCAAGAACGTTGATGTATTAGCGCATAGAAGAAATCCTTACGCTATTCCAAAACAACAAGGAGAAATTCGTATAGTCGCTTGTGATATGGCGTTTGTTACTAACAAGAAAAACGATAATTCTATTTTTTCGTGTATAAGGCTTTTACCTGAAACTACCACATACCAAGTTGGTAATGTTGAGGACTCGAAAAATATGAAACGTGGTTATAGGCGAATACTCTGTGGCATGGAGTCCATTCAAGGTGGCGAGGGAGATATGCAAGCAATTAAGATTAAGCAGCTTTATGCCGATTTTGATGCCGACTATTGTGTTCTTGACGCTAGAAATGGTGGTATTTTGATATATGATAGATTAGCTAGAGTTTTATATGACGAAGAACGAGATGTTGAATATGAGCCATGGACTTGTATGAATGATGAGGGTGCTAGCAATCGTATTAAGATTGAGGGAGCAAGACCTATTGTGTTTGTTATAAACGCTTCTGAAAGGCTAAATAGCGAAATAGCCATGGAGTTCAAAAGCGTTCTTGAAAACCAGATGATTGATTTTTTAATACCCTTGCAAGAAGCACAAGAGTCTTTGATTGAAAAGATACCAGAATATAATAATGCTACAAGTGCAGATACCCAGATATTTTACGAAAACCCATATTTACAGACACAAGAGTTGGTAACGGAATGTATTGAATTGACTTATACGAAAAAAGAACAAACGGGTGCTATCGTTATCTCAGAGCAAGGCAATAATCGTAAAGACCGTTATACGAGTGTAAGTTATGGAAATCATTTTGCCTGCTTGCTTGAAAAGGACTTGTTGTCTGATAACGATGAATACGATTATTGTTGTTTGTTCAACTAATGTAAATACAAATGAAAGTAAGGTGAGGCTATGCCTGAGAATATTGCAGAGAATACTGAGAATGTTATTGAAAACAATCAGGATAAAACAGAAAATGTTTCAGAAACTAACTCCGTGTCAAATACACAAGAGCGTTCCTATGAGTCAAATGCTTTTTATGAAATGACATCTTTTTGGGAAGATTGTATTGAAGATTTGCCTATTAATATTGAGGACATTAAGAAATTTGCTCATAATCCGCAAATACATATAAAAAATATTCGCAAAATTTGTCGGTGGGCGTATTATGAGAATGGCTCTGTTATGACTTCTATCAACTATCTTAAAACCATGTTCACCTTGGATAAGGTGGTTTATTCAAAATCAAAAACCAAACGCAAGAAGAAATTTGAAAATGCAAGGCAGTTAATGCAACAAACTCTTGACACAATAAGATATAAGGAAGTTATTCGAGATAATTTGTTTAACGATATGATCGAGGGAATGGACTTTAAATACTTTGAGATTACAAAGTCCGTATTCGCTGACAAGTATCTTGATGATATTGATACTTTAAACATCGTAGAGATTAATGAATTGGGGGTTAAATGTGCTGTTATTAATCTGCCTGTTGACTATTGCCGTATAGTTGGCAGAAAGAATGGTTCACCTATTGTTGCTTTTGATTTAAGATACTTTGACGATATGGCAGAAGACGACAAAAGAAGAAAACTACAGGCTTTTCCAAGAGAAATTCGAGAAGCGTATAGTAAATATTCAACTCACAATAATATTAAGCCATGGAAAGTTTTAAATAATGATAATACAATGGTGACAAAAATTAACTGTAAGGCTATTAATCCTTATGGTGTGCCATTAATGATTTGTGCGTTGGACGATGTATTATACGCAGATTATTTCACTTCTACAAAGCGGAATGTATTAGATCAGTTGAACAATCAAATTATTTATCAAACATTTCCTGAAGCAAAAGACGGACGTTGTACTTTGACGGAAAGTCAGCAGAAAAACCAACATAAGGTAGTTAAAGAAGCTATTACTACAAGACAAAATAAATATGGCAAGTCATTTTTCTCGCTTGCCGCAGGTACAAAATTAAATGACATAAAAGTTGACACTTCTATTTTTGATGAAAAGAATGAAAATGCCAATAAATCGAAAGTGCCTGCCGATTTGGGTATTGCTAGTAGTGTCCTTGACGGTAATAATACAGGAAACTATGCTGTTGCAACACTGAATTTGGAGTTGGTTGCAGGAAATGTATATGATTGGATAAATATGTTTATTATGGAATTGAATAAATGTATTAACGCCAATATTATTAAGGACAAAAAGCTTTATATGGAGTGTGCTATTTTACCTGTTACTTTTGTAAATAGAGATAAACAGGTTAAATATATGACCGACCTTTATGCTAGAGGTAAGGGGTCTTTAACAGCTTGGATTGCAAGCACTGGTTGGGATAGTGATGTATACTTGTCGCTTATGGATTACGAACTGGATAATGATTGGGAAAATAAATATCCAACGCATAAGACGAGTTATACCATGAGTAGCAAAGATAGCGACCCAAGTGATGCAGACCACTCAAACGGTGGTAGAACTAAGGTAGCTGAAAAGACAAACGAAAATAGCATAATGAGCGAAAATCTAAATGGAAACGCTCAACCAAAACCTTCAACAACAAACTAAAACCTAAGTTGCGTTTAGTGACTAGGTTTATTTTATGTCAGAAAAGAGGTGAAAGTTAGTGTTTCATTGTGAAATAAGCGAAGCAAAGAGGTCGGACGGTCGCAGACGTGTAAAGTTGGTACTACACGAAATTCATCAAGACCGTAATCACTATAACAAAAATGGTATTAGTTACAATGAGCAGTATGTTAGAAATAATGCAGATAGTATTATTGGTATGCCTATTTGTGCAACATTTTTGGATAGTGAAAAAGATATTCCATACGACCATGGAATGACAGGTCAAGACGGCAATATGCCATTATTTGAAAATTCTGTTCAAGTAGGTTCTGCTGATGGTTGGTCTATTGAAGATATTCAGATTGATGGTGAGAAACATAAAGTTCTTATTGCCGAGGGTTATATTAATCAGCAACGTTATCCACATTTTGTTGAATGGCTTGAAAACAAAATTAATGATGGTGATACAATATATGGTTCTGTTGAATTTGTTGGTAAGGGCAAAAATAAAATAGTGTATGACGGAGAGCCTGTCGAAAAAGGTAGAGTACCAAAAGTTTATGACTATAGTGGATATTGCATTTTAACTGTCGAGCCTAGTGACGATAGTGCAATACTGATAGAACTAAATCAAAAGATAAAGGAGGACGAGAAAGTGGACGAAAAGACACTTAATCAGATTATTTCTGCTGTTGAGAATAAGATTACTGAACTCAATACTAAAAATGCAGATTACGAGACTAAGATTGCTGAAATGAATGAGATTATTTCTACAAAAGATGCAGAGATAGCAACTCTTACAGGTGAAAAGACAACAGCCGAAACCAATGCTTGTCAGAAAGACGAGAAGATTAATGAACTTAACGGACTCGTTGAAACAATGAAAGCAGAATTGAATGAACTTAAAAAGTCTGCAAAGATTGCAGAACTCAATTCAGCTCTTGGAGATTTTTCAGACGATGAAAAGAATATGGCTAAGGATAAGCTTGACAAGTTTAACGCAGATCCTATGGGTTGTGGTATCGAGGTAAACGATATTGTTACAGAAATCAACGCTTGTATCGGTGCTGAGACAAAGAAGAAGGAAAAGGCAATGGCTGTTGAGATTAATTCTCAGAACAATTTTGCCGCTGACATATTTGGTTGCGTAGATACCGACAACGATGACGATAAGAATGACAAACTCGATATTGACAACCTGTTTGTATAAAAAAATACGATTGGAGGAATTTTAAATGATTAAATTTGCAAATATTGGTGATTTCAAGGTAGCACAGAATTTTGGCTATCTCAAGACACCTGTTGTTCTTGAGAACGGCATGGCTGTTACATATGATCTTAAAACAAAGGCTGTTGCTCTGCCAACCGCAACAACAGCAAAGCAGGCTGGTCTTGCAGTTGTAATGAACAGAATTGATAAGCCTGAGACACTCACTCCAAATGATTATAGAATTGAGGTTGGTGAGTTTCCACGCATTTTTACTCTTGCTTCTCTTGCAGGACATCTTTTTGATATGGACGATGCAGTTGTAACAACAGCTTACAATACACTCGCAGTAGGTGACAAGCTTGTAGTTGGTACTGATGGCAAGTGGGCTAAGAGTGCTGATGTTTCTGATTATGCAGAGTATCTTGAAATTGTGGAAAAGACAAGTTTTGGCGGTAACGGACTTAGAGTCGTTGTACACGCTTAATTAATGAATGTAAAATAAAGGACGGTGTTTTAATAATGATTAATACTTCTTTTGAACTTAATAATCTGAATAAGTCTGAGGTTGCTGTCAAGAACGCAAAGGCTTTCAATGAAGTAGTTGAGATTTGTTCTGCTCTTTTTGCAGGCAAAGATACATCAAAGTACGGTCAGAAGGTAGACGCAGTACGTTCAAGAATTTCAAAGCTTGGTGAACAGGCACTTGCAGGCGATAGCAGAGCAGTTGCAGAGATTAATACTATTGTAAAGTATATTATACAGCCAAGGCTTCTTGAGGCAACAAAGGTATTTAATTTCCTTGGTAACTATCATGAGATTGGCTATGATGAGCAGCCAAGAATTAAGACTTATTCTTATGAGGGTCTTGATGCTAGACTTCAGGCTTCTGGTTCTGATGTCGGTTTTGCAGGTAGAAAGTGGGTAGAGTACCCAATCGTAACTCAGACAATTTCTTCTGGTATGGCTATTGATTATCGTGAGCTTGCTTCTGGTAATTTTGCTGGTACTGTAGCAGAGGAAATGGCACAGGTACAGACCGACATGAACAATAAGGGTGTTGCTTATGTGTTTGATGTTATCAAGTCTGCACTGAAGAATAACACTGAATATGTAAAGTTCTATGGCGAGTATGACTCTGTTCCAACTCAGGCACAGGTTGACGGTATGGTAAATAAGGTTAGAAAGCTTGGCAAGGTTGGTATTGCAGGTGACTTCTCACTTATTTCTGGTATCTGCGATTGGAACGGTTATAAGACAGTTGGCTCTACATCAATTCCATTCTTCAATGCTACACAGGTAGATGAGATTGCGAGAACAGGTCTGAATGGCTTCTATAAGGGTTCAGCTCTTATTGAACTTGAGAACCCATATAACTTCACAAAGCCACTTGCTGACAAGTCAGGTTTTGACACATACTACAATCCAAACGATCTGTGGTTTATTGCACAGGGAGCAAATTCTCCAGTAAATATCTTCAGACGTGGTGGTATTACAACTATGACAGGCAATGATGTTGAGACAGGTACAGTAAAGACACGTTTCGATATGGAGCTTGGTGCTGACGTTGTAAAGGGCAGAGAATTTGAAATTGGTCTGCTTACAAAGCAGGGTTAATTACATAATAATTATTGATGTGGCGAGGGTATAAACTCTTGCCACATTATTATTATATTTGAAAGGAAGATTAAAAATTTGGCAAATGTAAGAAAAAATACAACTACTGCCACAATTAATAACGATATTACAGAAGTAAAGTCTAAAAGGGAAATTCAGCTTACCGATAGAGTGTTTCTTGAAAACACTCGTAATTGGGAATTGGGTTTTAGGGCTGTGGAAACACAAAGAGATATTACTATTCCACCAAATGCAAAGAAATTTGCACAGCTTAATGTTGGAGAGGTTATGGCTCAGATACAGGAAGGCAATGGAATGTTTTGTGGTACTGACGGCTTTGGCAATAACGCTTATCTGAAAATTCTTGACGAGGATATAAGAAGATACGTTTTTTCACTTGACGAGAGTGATAATAATGATCCTGTTATTCTTGATATTGACAGCGTAAAGGCACTACTTGGCATTAGCAATAAGGCTGATTTTATGGCTGAACTCTCAAGACTTGTAGTTACTGAAGGTGATAAGAAAATGATTATTCCACTTGCCAAAGAAGTTGGAATTGACAATGTGGCAGTTTATAAGCGTAACGAAATAGAAAATATTTCAGGCTATAAGTTTTAGAAAGGGTGTGGTTAAAATGGCTACTACCTATGAAGATGTGGTCGCTGTTTTTGAGTCCACATTTCTTGAAAGGGTTGCGTTAAGTGACGACCTTGTTTTTCAGTGGTTTAAAATGGCTTGTGGCGAGTTTTCAACTCAAATTAGTCAGCTTTACTTTAATAATGAGAAAAGAATGTTTACTGATATTGACGGAAACGATATTGTTTTGAATCAGATAGTTGTTAATATATTGGGCTATACAATAAAGAGATTTTATTGTGAAAGACAATATAGCAAAATTGTCAAACGTAGTAACATAGTTTCTAAGGATTTATCAATAAACAACTCAGAGGGTGACAAAAGACAAGCTAAAGTTGAGATTGATTGGGTGAACTTTAAAATAGTTGACCTTTATGAGCAACTTAAAGACACTGCGTATAATTGAGGTGGTTGAATGAGTAAAGAATGGTACATAATTCAGCAACCGTATTATACGGAAGGTTCTGAAAAACCAGATTTGTTGTTTGATAGTGAAATGTCTTTTAATGACGTTTTAGAGGATAGTGTTATTGAAGATGATATTATTCTGTGCAGTGGAGTGTTTAACGGTGAGGATTTTGAAAATGAATTTGCTACAAAGGGCATAATTCAGAATGAAATACCTGATACGCCAACACAAGCTTGGCAAAGACAGGTTTTAACCTATATTAGTACAATATCGGACTATAAGTATATTAAATACGATAATAAGATTTGGCTAATATTGACCGAGCCTACAAATAACAAGTTGTATGAAAAATCTATTTTGTACTTGTGTAATTACGTTATTAAGTGGCAAGACGAAAACGGCATAGTTCACTATAAGCCGTGTAATATTCAAAATGCTTCACAGTATAATTCAGGCACAAATGAGACAAAAATAATTACCATTGGCTACGATCAGTTGATGATGTACATTTCGCTTGACGAGGAAACGAAATATTTTCCTCATGATAAGCGTTTTTTTATTGATTATAATGACAAAGAGCCTACACCTTATAGAATTACTAGACCTGATACTGTCAGCTTCTCTTTTGGAAATAGCAGATGTATGCACATTATCTTGTCAGAGAGTCAATACAATCCGCAGACAGATAGAATTGACCTTATGCTATGTGACTACTTTAAGCCTAATGATGCAACCAAACCTGTTGAAATATCTTACAGTGGTAATGCAGAAATTCGTTGTGGTGGTACAGTTAAAACATTTACTGCAAAAACAGATAAGAGTGTCACTTGGTCTTTGAAATTACTTGATAAACAACAAGATTTTATTACCATGATAGTAAATGAAAATAAGGTAAAGATAAAGTGTTTAAACAACAATGCTTTAATCGGTAGCTCTTTTAAATTGGTTTGTATAGTTGATGATGTTTTGTCTGAATTGTTAATTAATATAGTGGGAGGTGTGTAAAATGCCAATAAATTCTGTTATATCGGAATGGAAAAATAAAGCTATTTCTATGATATTGTCACAAGATAATATATTAGATTTATTTGAAAAGGACGAGGAAGAATTAGAAAATATTGTGTATTCTAATATATACCCCTTTTTATACATACCTTACACTCAAACTGATGTAGAACTGTACCTTAACATTGAAATTTCAGTTCCGAAAGTAATATGGGGGGCATTTAAGGGTTATCCTCAAATGATAATCCAAATAATTTGTCACCAAGATAAAATGAGACTTAACAAAGCTGGCATTTCCAAAACAAGAATGGATTATGTGTCTGAATTATTAGGTCAGTTATTTAACAACTCAGATGGTTGGAGTGGTAACAGAATACAACTTATTTCAGACGTACCTGATAACTTGTCACCTGTTTATAAAAGGCGTACCTTAATATTCCAAGGTGAAGAACTTACGATAAATCCGTGTGAGGGCAATTAGTTATGGATGAACTTTCGATTTATCGTAATAAAAAAGAAACATTTATGTTAGGCAAGTTTGAAATTCACAACCCAACTTTGGACGAGATTTCAGACGAGTCAAAACTAGGTGAAAAACAGTTTTGGGTCATTGTGTCTGACATAATTTCAACTCCATATGATAGAAGGCTATATCTTTGGAGCAAGGGTATTGATTTTAACTCAGTAGATAGTTTTGACTTGTTTTGTGATATTGTCGAAAATCATTTGCTAACTGATGTTTCATTTATAATCCGTAATATTGATTTTGGTAAGATGAAACGCTATATTGACACGAATAGCGGTGATATTATTTTATTTGATGTTTATAACAATATTCAAATAGGTAAAGCAGATTATGAACTGCTTACTGAATATTTCAGGAAAATGCTTAATATTGCTGATAACAATATTAAAGATGGAAATGAACACACCCGAAAATGGAGATTACAATATGAATTAGACAAGCTTGAAAGACAATTAGCTAGGGGTGAGTATCAAGAAAAAGAATTTCGCTCTATTTTGTTGCCATATATTTCAACATTAACAAATATTGAAGGGTTTAAATACAACTGGGACACGGTTTGGTCGTTACCTATTAATGTTTTTTATGATTGTCTTTTAAGAAATCAAATCATAAATCAAGCACAGAAGCTTACCACAGGTTTGTATAGCGGTACTATTTATTATAAGGACATTAAAAATAAAGAAGAATTAAATTGTTTCCGTACATGGTAACGGAAGCAATAGAAAATAAAGGAGGAAATAATATGTTTAATCCAGACAAATTGCTTTTTAAACAAGCTATTTCAGGTCAGATGTTTTCGCCTACTGACGGAGTGCTGTTTTGGACTCTTGAAGATTTGAAAGACGTAAACATTCAGACCAATGCTACTTCACAGGATAAGACAGATGCAACAGGTGCGGTAATTGCAAAATACTATGATGCTGATACAGCTCAGATTACAGGTAATACATCGTTCCTTACGCTGTCACTTCTTGCTGCTCAGTGGGGTACAGAAAAGAACGTTGCAAGTTCTACTAACAAAATTCTCATTCCTAAAAGAGAGAAGATTAAGGTGGGTAGCGACATAACAAAGATTACTCTGAGTAAAGTTCCTGTGGGTGGAATATCATTCATTTATCTGCTCAATGAAAGGAAGGAACAGGTTGCTTCTTACAAATATGCAGCGGTAAATTCAGAAAAGGAATTTTCACTTGATGCGGCTAAGAAAGAAATTACACTTCCGACAGATACTGCTATCAAGGAAGGAATGACTATTCAGGTATATTATACATATGAGTCTGAAAATGCAGTTGACATTACAAAGAGTACGAATGATATGCCAAAATCAGGTGAATTTTGGCTTGAATCAATCTTTACAGATATTTGTGATAAAAATATTGAATATCATGGTTGGGTTGTCATGGCATCTGCACAGCTTTCTCCTGAGACTCAGATACCGCTTGACAAGACGGGTGACTTCCCATTTACTATTGACTCTCTGAAGGACTATTGTAGTGACGAGGGTCAGCTTCTGAGATTTGTTATTCCAGAGGATTAATATGGAAAACAATCATGAGTGTGTTATTTGCGGTAATGGATATTATGCGTGTAATAAATGTGATAAAATAAATAGTTGGAGGAGATATGTGGACACACCATCTTGTTATCAATTATATTTAATCATAGAAGAATATATGCACGAAGTCATTTCCAAGGTTGAAGCGAGAAAACTACTTGCTAATATTGGTATTACTTTTAAAACATTAAAAAAGGAAGATTATAAAGAGTCGGTTTATAATGTTTTGGCTAATATTACAAATTTCAAAAATAGCACAACAAGTAAAAAAATTAAATAAAATAGAAAGGGCGGTTATTATGATAAGTATTGACCGCCCTTATTTTTTTTATAAAGAGGTAGAAATGACAGATAGAAGCAAGTTTAATGTAGATAAAGACAAATCAAAACGTAGTTATAATGGTATTATTTTCGACTCAGTGTTAGAAATGAAATATTATCGTGATGTACTTTGTCCCTTAGTGGAAAGCGGTGAAGTGATTTCGTATGAGTTACAGAAACCATATGAACTGCAACCGAAGTTTGTTCACGATGGCAAAACTGTGTTGCCAATTAAATATGTCGCTGATTTTGTGGTTACTTATAAAGATGGTGTCACTGAAGTTATAGATACAAAAGGTATGCCAGACTCAGTGGCAATACTTAAACGTAAATTGTTTTGGTATTGCTATCCATACATTACATATAAGTGGATTACTTATGTTAAAAAGTATGGTGGTTGGATTGATTATGATGAGTGTAAGAAACTGAGAAACGCAGAAAAGAAACGCAAGAAAATGGAGGAAACTTGAATGAAAAATAGGCTTAGTTTTGCGGAAATGCAGGCATTTATAAATAATGTAGTCAAGGGTACAGTTGAGTACGGAGCAGGATATGAAGGAATTTTGCGTAAATATTACGTTGTCACTCTTTACGGAGAACATAAACTTTCATCAGATGATATTGCAGAGATTTATGATAGTGGAGAGCTGGATAGGGAATATAATAACATTGCTTGGGAGTTGATTGACAGAAATCAGTATTGCCTAATTACTAAAGCTATTGACAGTGGTATTAACATGAATGTTAGATACAAGGCGGCTGAAAAGGTTATGAGCATGGTAAACATAGCTATAACGGAGCTTGCGAATAAGGCAAAAGAAATGATAGAACAGACAAACAATACTATGAAGGATTTTGACACTGGAAGTTTAAATGAGGTACTGAAAACATTGAAAGACAGTAATGACATGGCAAATAAAATTGTAATTTCAAACAACAAGGACGGTGACTAATATGTTCTTTGCAGAACAGGAAATAGCACTTGGGATAGTTCCTAACGCTAGGAATATTCATAGGTTTGTATATTTTGCACAGGCACGCCCCTCTGTGATTAATCTAACAACAGATAGAACGGTCAATGGCAAATCAATTATAGGTCTTTGTAGCTTGGGTTTAAGAAATGGTGATAAAGTTACGATAGAAACACATAGTAAAGTTTCTCAGGAGCAAGCTGACGAGGATTTGAAGCTTGTTGCAAAGTGGTTGCGTGGTGAGGAATAAATGGTTGTAAAAAACCTTAAAGAACTAGAGCGAGAACTAAGAACAAGAATTGATTACGCTTTGCTTACAGATGTTGCCGAGGTTGTTACCACTGTTATGCTAGATCATATTAAAAGAGATGTTTACGATAGTTATGTACCACATGAATATGTAAGACGATATGACAATGGTGGTTTAATGGATATTAGCAATATTAATTCTTCTATCGAAGGTGACACTTTAGTTGTTGAAAACAACACAATGGCTAACCCTTATATTTTTGTACAGGGGAAAATGATTAAGTCAGACAACGCAGGTCAAGAATTAGCACCTATCATTGAAACTGGTTGGGGGTACGATTTTGGAGATTGGACATATTATGGTGTTGCTAGACCGTTTATGTATAACACAAAAGAGGATTTAAGTGATAACAAATATCACGTTATAGCTTTAAAGCAAGGACTTAAAAGACAAGGAATAGAGGTGAAGTGAAATGGCAGATGATTTAAAAATACGAGTTCCTGTGGAACTTGACACAAGTAAAGTTAAGGACGATATACCTAAATTAAATAATGTACTTGCAAATGATAATAAGGCTCATGCTAAAATCATTGGTGAGTTGGATTTGAATAAAACACAAAAGAAAATTCAATCTCAACTTGCTACAATCAGCAAAAATCTAAAAATAGATATTGGTGGTTTAAATGTAACTTCTATTCAGAGTAGTATAAAGGCTGCTGAAAAACAGGTAACTAGCTCTGTTAAAAATATAAAGCATGAGATACAGAATATTGACACAACTCTTGCAGAAACTTTCAAGGCGGGTTTTAATAAAGACGGACAGATAGATATTATTAAAACTATTGAAAATGCAAGAAAGATTTTGAGTCAGTTTGGCAATCCGACATTTTCATGGACTAAAGATAGTTCGGGTGAAGTTACTCAAATTACGGCAGAAGTTACAAGCTTGACAGGTCAAGTTGAAAAACTGAAATATGCTCTGAACGAAACAAATGGGTCATTTGACTATCTATCGGGTAGCAGTTCTGAAAAGGGTATATTAAAGCTGATTGCGGATATTGATAAGGCTAAGTCGGATTATACTGCTAAACTTTCGGCATTTAAGTCAGCGAATAAAGGTATTGAATCGGGCATAGGAAATGAAATTAATGCCGTTAATGTTGCTATTGACAATCTTGGCAAGGGTGGCTCTATTGCAGAGGTTGATAAGCTATTCAATTCATTAAAAACTACTGCAAGCAATATCAGACAAAATTTAAAATCTTTTACAAGTTCTTTTAACGAAACTACAAATGCCGAAAATACTTTGGCTAAAATGCCCGCAACAATACAGGAAATATCAAATAGTTTTTCAAAACTTAAACAACAACCGTCAGAGGTTTCCGAATTAATTAGTAACTTAAATTCCCAATTAAACAAGGTCAATGAAACCGAAAGTCAATTTGGGCGAAATGAAAAATGGTCTGAAGAATATCGTGAGTTAGTTGTTTCGGTTAAAAAAGCAGAAACCGAAATAAAGAATTTACAGTTGCTTGAAAAATCTGATAATTCCGAGGCACAACAGCAAGCTAGTAGATACAATAAAATTATCGAAAACATTTCGCTAATTAACAAGTTAGAAAAACAACGTATTTCAGCAGGCAAAGAGGAAACTGTTGAAATAAATAGGCAAATAAAAAATGCAAAGGGTAGAATATCTACAGCCGAAAGCTATTTAGAAAAACATAAATTAATTTCTTCGGAATATGAAGAACAAATACGTCTGCTCAAGAAAACAGGTGAATATGAACAGGCTATTGTAAAAGCTAAGTCTGCCGATAAATCGTCAGCCACCTCTACTAAAACGGAAAATAATGTAGCTAGACTTACGCAAAATCTCACCACCTTAGAAACAAAGTGGAAAGAGTCGCCTATTTTTAATGGAGAGTTTCAGGAAAAGTTTAATGAGTTAAAAACAAGTTTGTCTAATGTGGGTGGTGATCCTAAAGCATTAGACGAATATCGTATTAAACTCAATGAGCTAACAAATGAGTTAAAGAGGGCAGATGTAGCTTACAAAGCTAGTTTTTCCAACAATAAATCACAACAGAATATAGAAGCTACAAGGCAGAACATTAAAAAGTTAATATACACAATCCAGACATGGCAGCAGGCTAATACTAAAGCCATGAGCAAGAATACTTTTAATGGCGGTACATATCAGGTTGAAACTGATAATATGATAGCTTCACTCAAAAAGTTGCTAAATGCTAGTGATTTAACTGCGAGTGATTTGAAAGCCAATGTTGATAGAATAAATCGTAGTTTTAGGACAATGAGTTCTGAAGCACAGGCGGCAGGTGTGAATGGGTTAAGCTTTTTCGATAAGATTAAAGAGGACGCTTTAAAGTTCACAAGCTGGATGAGTTTAACTACTGTAATTTCAGGTATATCCAGAGAAGCTGTTAAGTTCTATAATAATGTTGTAGATATTGATACAGCTATGACAGAATTGCGTAAGGTTACTGATAACACAAATCAGCAATATGCCGAGTTCTTTGATAATATAGGTCAAAAGGCTAAAGATTTAAAGATTGATTTATCTGACCTTATTTCTCAAACCGCAGAATGGGGCAAACGTGGTTATAGTTTAGATGAAGCTGAAACACTTGCCACAAACTCGGGTATTTATTCAGTTGTTGGTGAAGTAGATAATGCAACAGCAGTACAAGACCTAACAACAGTTATGAAAAGCTATAACATGACAGTTGATGAGTCGATTAATATTGTTGATAAGTTTAACGCAATATCAAATAAGTATGCTGTTTCAGCAAGTGATATTGGTGATATGTTGTCAAGGTCAGTATCTTCACTGAGCGTAGCAGGAAATACACTAGACCAAGCAATAGCAATGGGTACAGCCATTACAGAAATAACTGGAGACGCAGCCGAAGCGGGTAAACACAAATTGCCCGACTATATAATAATATATAGTATGCAGATAACTATATCGGTTAAAGGCTAAAGGATAGTTAAGACCGAGGTAAGACTCAATTTTTTTGAGTAACCGTAGAGACTACAGGATATATATGGCAACATATGTATTGAAGTTATCCGTCCTGATTACAGGGCGTAATATATAGTCCGAGCATCGTATTATAATCCTATAAAAAAAGAAATACGAGAGTTAGCCAGAAATGACTAACCGCTACATATTTAATGTAGTCAGTACCAATATAATTGGGAAAGTAACAGATTGAACAGCTTAAAAGTTCTGTCAATGCGACTTCGTGGAGCAAAGACAGAACTTGAAGATGCAGGCGAGTCAACAGAGGGCATGGCAGTATCAACCTCAAAACTGAGGGAAGATATTAAAGCTCTTACTAATGTAAATGGCACAGGTGGCTTTGATATAATGAAGGACTCTCAAAACTTTAAGAGTACCTATGAAATTATGAAAGGTATCGCCAATGTTTGGAACGATCTTACTGATACATCAAAAGCCGCTGTCATAGAGAAAATCGCAGGCAAGCAAAGAGGCAATACAATTACTGCATTGCTTACAAATATGAGTCAAGCGGATAAAATTGTTAATGACTCAATAGGCTCTGCTGGGTCTGCTATGTCAGAGTATGAAAAATACCTTGATTCCATTCAAGGAAGAGTGCAAGGTTTTCAGACAAGTATTGAAAATTTGTCAGCTACTCTGATTAATGGTGATTTAGTTAAATTCGGTATCACCAGTGGAACACAAATTATTGATGTTCTTGATAATCTAATTAGTAAATTCGGTGTTTTAGAAACACTTATTCCTACCGTTATGGCAGGATTATCATTCAAAAACGTAGGTAAACAATTATTAAAGATGCCAACTTATGCACAGCCACAAACTATATGTGCATAGGTCACACACGTTTTAAAATAAGGTTGCCAAATTGCTGAGAACGGCTAAAGCTTTGCGACTACTTATGGCAATGGCACTATAAGAGTGAGGAAACTCGGAAACAATAGCAAAGATGACATATGCTGAGATAAAAGCCTATTATACTATTATAATAGGTGCTAAGTGTTGTTAAAAATGTCAGGTCAGCAGCCAACCCCTATCGGGAGATACGGACTAGGTTCAGAGAGTAGACGGTAACTATCTTGTGGTAAGATAAAGGTGTACTCCAACTATAGGTAACACCTATAGCGTTTCAAAAAATGAATTATCCCTCATTTATTTAGTTTTGTCCTTTGACAGTGAGGGTGGGATAAAACTGTTACCAATCATTTTGCATAGTAATTTATTTTACACTATTCATTTGCGTATGTCAACACTAAATTTGTTCGTTAATAAAAATTTTACATTTATATTTACACAATGTTTGTTAATGCAACCAATATATGGCTTGACATTAGTTCCCAAAATGGGTATACTAAGTTAAGAATAGTCCTTACAAGTCTAAAATATGATTGTGTGGCATATTTTATAAAAGTGTTATATAATCATATTAAATTATTCACAAAATCTCTTTTAGTATTTTTGTTAAAGAGTAAAGAATAAAATGTAATTAAGTAGTTTAGAATAAAACGAGAGGTGTGATAATATGGAAATGGGTAAGGAACTTAAATTATCATTGAAGATTGAATATCAAAAAGATACAGACAATATCGAAATTACAACTAACGGACAATCAAATGGTATAACTTTTCCAGCTAAGATGTTTCTACCATTTGTACAGACATTGCTTCGTGTTGGCTTGGATATGCAAGACAAAAAGATAGTTGATTTGGGATTACGAGAGGGGTGATATCATGAAAAGCACTACAGATGTTTATGTTAGAAATGTAAATGTTTGTACAGAAGATAGTTACAAAACCAGTTTATCGGATATCTTAAATATTGAGCCGTATTACATGGAAATTAAACAGATTCTCGACAATATCTATTGTTGTACTGTTGACAATCTTGACGAGATGTCGAAGTGTATCAAGTGGTTGCAGAATAATAAGTTTAAGAACTTTGTTGTCAAGAAGATTTATGTTAGCCGTATAAGAAGTGAAATCTATGTAATTGCTGATTTTGACGATGACAAAATAGGTGAAGTTTTGGACGAATATTATGAAGCAACTTTTACTTTTACAACTAATTATAAACAAGACATTGTTTTCATGATTACTTCCGAAAAGAATTTAGTGGAAGCAAATATGCCTAAATTTGAAGAAGTGATTGAGGTGACTCCTAGTGTCTAACTCGCAGGATTATTCTAAAAAAATAAAACATAATGAGTTGTTTGTGCAATGTCTAAAGGACACAGATGTTAAAGAATATGACGATTTTTCGGATTGGATAATAGTCGGTATATTCTATTCGTCACTTCATTATATGAATTTGTTTTTATCCAAGAGATATGATGACATAAATCTTGAAACTGTAAAGAGTCATAAAGATAGAAATATTATCATACAGAAAAAATGTCCGTATCAAATTCATATGGCATATCGCACCTTATATGAGTTAAGTAGAGAGGCGAGATATCAATGTTCAGATGTATCGTCTAAAGTCCGTTTTGTAGAACAGAAATATCAAGAATTAAAGCATTTGTGTTCTGAACAAATGCAACGGAGCGTTTCTAAGAGATAGTGTGGATTACATAATGAATAGCCATAAAATAAGACCCTAGATTTTCTCTAGGGTCTTTTGTTGTACATGAACACACATTGTTTACTTTTGCCCATTTGTACACTTGTGTATACTCATACACTCATACACTCGTATTCACTATCTATTCTCTCAAATTAACATTTACGTTAGTCCAATCCTTGCCGTCACGTTCCATAGTGACAGTATAGTACAATCTGCCCTTAACACCAAAACTATTTTCAGCATCCACATAAGATGATACGGTGTAGCTATCATTATGATGCGTAATAAAGTTTTTATCATACATTGGATAATCTGCCGTGGCAGGGGCTTTTAACTGTTTATTTACATAGAATTTAGCTGCTGTGTAAGCTTCTTGGCTGTAGTCTTTTTCGTAGTGTGAAATGTCAGATATTTTGTCAACCAGCCCCCAAATGGCAAAAAATAAAAATATAATGACAAATACAATTCTACCAATGGAATAATGAACTTGCTCGGTAGTTCCATTATTAGTAGATGAGGTATTTTCGTTAGCTAAATTATTTGTGTTTTCTTGATTATTTGTCATAACTATTCTCCTTTAAAATTTATATCAAAACTATAAACGAATAACTGTTAAGGTCTTTAAAACAGTTGAAAATGAGAGTAGTGGCAAGACTAATATCAGTATATTAGGCAAGACTATAACACAACTTTCAGATTTAAAGAACTTGCTTCATAATAAATCGGATATAACTTTAATTCCTGCAAATGAAGTAGCAAATGTCCGTCAGTTTAACAATCTTTTGGCACAGGGTAAATCGGTAGCTGAAGCCGAGTCAATAGCTTTAAAGGGTTGCTCTGAAACAACTCTCAATGTTGCTAGAAGTGCTAATGGTGCAGCGGTATCAGAAGAAATGTTGTCTGCTTCTTTAAAGGGTGTTGCGACTTCTTCTAAGCTTGCTGCCGCTGGCATGAAAATATTGTCAACTGTTGGTAATATGGCTGTCGGCTTGCTCGTAGGTTTGGCTATTGATAAGATTATAACACTTTTTGATAATATTGTCAATGGTGCAGATAATGCAAAAGAAAGTTTAGCTCAGTTTACAAGTAGTTTCTCTGACTCTATTGACAAATTAGATGAAGAAAACAAATCAGTAAACGAATTAGTAAATCGTTATGTAACTTTGGTTGCGACAACAGATGACTTGTCAACTGTTAAAGACGATTTGAATACTATTCAGGACAACTTAATTGACAAGTACGGTAATGAAGCTAAGAGCCTTGATTTACTTAATGACAAAATGTCTGAGAATATTAAGAAAATCAAAGAGTGGAAAAAAGAAAAGGCTGAGAGTGAACTTTATCAAGAGTCGGATATTACTGATCCTGATGATAGTGATAGAAAGCTGAGTGTTAAAGAAGCCTATGATTTAGCACAAAAGAAATTAAAAGAGGGAAGCTCTTTTAACAAGGGTCTTTTTACTACTGATTACGGTGGCAAAGGGCAAGCCTATGTATCAGACGGTCTATTTAGTGGCTATAATTCTAATGCTGACATCAACAAGGTCGGCTCTCGTGGTTATGGTGATTGGTACAGTTACAAGAATGACATTGAACCAATTCTCAAAAAGTATAATAACGTTGGTATAAGCACTAATGCTTATAGTAATTTACTTTTCGCAGGTACAATGCAAGAACGTATTGATACCATGCAAAAGGTTTATGATGAATTATCCGAGAAATGGGCAAACATTTCAAAAGACGATAATCGTAACAAGTGGTTGGCTGATTTGCAAAAAGAAATTGCTACCACAACAGAGGAATATGATAAACTTTCTAATGCCGTTGATAAATACAACGAAATTCAGAAAACACTTGAAAACTATAACACAAGTGAAGAATTTAGTAAAGCATTTGATGAAGCTCAGAAAGCTACTGAAAGTTATAGTCATGCTGTAGCAAATAAAAATATTGATGATGTTGATAGGCTTTATGATTTAACTCAGCAATACAAGGACAAATTAATTGACTTGGCTAATGGTGATGAGGATTTAATTAGCTATGTCAATACTTTCTTTGAGTCTTTGCCTGCAAAATTGACAACAGGTACTTTTGATATTTCTGAGTGGACGGACGATATTGACGAAGTTCAAAATAAAGCAAAATCACTTAAAGATACCTTAACAAGTCTGCAAGACGGAAGTATTTCGGATAGTGATTTAGTTGAACTGTTTAAATCATATCCTGACTTAGCTAAGTTCTCAGGCAACACGGAAAAGCTGACAGAAGAAGTTAAGAAACTGATAAGACAAAACCCTAAAGAATTAACAGACAGATTAAAAGAACTCTCAAATAGTTTACCGAATGGCAATGATAAGGCTAATGTGGAAGGTCTTATTTCAAGCCTTGAAAAACTTGGAGAGGTAGCTTCTTCTATTTCTGAAGTTAAACTGTCTGTAGATGATATTGAGAAAATTTACGAGGAAACGTTTGATGATCTTATAGATAAAGCCGAGGACGAGAAAGATGTTCTCGAAGAGCAAAAGAATATTCTTACAGAACAAAAAACTCAACTTGACAATATTATTTCTCAGTACGAAACTGTTGCAAACACAGTGGAGTCTTATATTGACGAGCAGAAATCAGCTATTGAGGACAGATACAATGCTGAAATTGATGCCATTAAAGCTGTTAATGAAGAAAAACAAGATACTATTGACTTGCAGGAAAAGTTAAATAATCTTGAAAATGCTAAAAAGAAAAAGGTAAATGTTTATTCTGAAGCTAGTGGTTGGCACTTAGAAACCAATACTGAGGAAGTAAATAAGGCACAGCAGGAATATGAACAGGCTAGTGCTGATAAACGTGTATCTGATCTTGAAAAACAGCGTGATAAGGAAACTTCACTGTGGGACAAGTATAAACAACAGTGGCAAGATCTTATCAATAGCTCTACCAATACAGAAAATGAACAGCTTGCCAAAGATATTTTAGGCGTTAATTGGACGGACAAAATAGCACAGCAAGATACTAATATTCTTAATGACTTTGCGAGCAAATATCAATCTTATCGTTCTCAACTTTCAGATCAGGTGGAAAAGGAAATTGAGAGCGTTGAAAAAGAGATAACGGCTAAAAGCAAAGAAATTGAGGCATACAAGAAAGAAAAAGAAGCTTTATCAAAGTATGTTACAGATATTACGAATAAGAACAAAGACTACATAAAACAGTTGACAAACGTTTCTGAAAAAGAAATGCAAACTATGGAAGGTAGGACTAAGTTCTTAGAGGATTGTAAAAAACGTGCTAGGGAAGCTCTTGACTATTCTAATATTTCTGTTGAGGGTGCTAAATCGAATGGCTTGTATCTTGTTCAATATGACGGTGAAACTGTTGGAACAGGGCTTGATGAAGCACAAGCAGAACAGTTAAAATCTGAACTGTACGGCAAAATGGTTTCACAAGAACTCTTGGCTAATCCTATGCTTGGTAAGAACAAGGGTGCATTAACAGCTATTCTTAATGCTTTAAAGAGCAAGTTTAACATTATTAAGCCATATCGTTCAGGTGGTATTGATGATTATACAGGGCTTGCTCAACTTCATGGAAAGCCAAATGCAGTTGAAACTATCTTCAATTCAGAGCAAGGCAGAAAGCTATATAACCTTGTAGCTAATACAGACAACCTTGTCAATTATATTGGAGATAAGATTTACAATGGTATAACAGATTTGGTAAGAACAAAAATGTCCTCGCCAAACAATATTCAAAATAGAAATGACACAAACAATAAAACTATTGTATTCCAGATCGATACTGTCAATACAACAGACGGCACAACATTCTTAGAGCAGATGAACGCTTATCTGCAACAGGCTGATTTGGATAGAATAGTCGGTAAAAATTATTAAATAAACACAAAAGTAATAAAGAGCCATTAATTATTTAGTGGCTCTTATCTTTTGGAAAACAAGAGAGGTGACAAAAATGATTATGACTCCTACATTGGTATTTCCTGATGATGAGGTTGTAAAGATAGACAAACATAAGGACACAAATGGTGAATATGATCGTGCTCCACATTTCAGTTATCAGTTTAATTGTACGGCAGGTTCAGCTATGCGTTGGGCATTGTGCGAGTACACAAACCTTAAAACAGGCGAAGTTAATCACTCTTATTTTCCAAAGGGTGGTGACATAAACACCTTTTACAATGGTGATAAAGTCGGTGTTAATGAACTGGTTTTTAATGACATTGCAGAGAACGGTCATGATTACCAATATCAATACATTCTTTTTCAAACAGACCCTACAACCATAGCTGATGATACTCAATATGGAGATGGTGTTGGTTTGTATGATATGTATTTCTGCCGTGGAAAAGTTCAGAGAGCAGGTTCTTCAACATCGTTTTATATAAACAAGGAAATAGGCAATTTGAAAGACGCTTATTATTATGAACGTGCTGACGGCTCAAACTATCTTGTTGGTGGAGCGTATATGGAGATAGGTGAGGAACGCAGATTTATTGAAAAATATGATTATAAAACAGGCATGGTTACATTGAAATCTGCTTTTACAAATACACCAACAGTAGGCACTGAATTTAGGATATTTACTAATTACTTTATAGATAAACCGCATTATGTAAAATGCAGAAATGACCCTGATTGCATTGTTACGGCTGAAGTAAATGAAAACAATTCTACTAGACCAATACATTGTGAAACAACGTACACTCACCCTAATCATGTCGGCTTGAAATATTATAAGTATTATTTGTATCAGATAATTAATTCAAATGTAGTCTATGACGGAACTATTCAGGACAGTACAAATGATACAACTCAGGTCAATTTTGGTAAAAGTATAGGTGAAAATATAGTAAATAAGTGTATTACTATAGAGATAGAGCCTAGTGGAACAGAGGGTCATGTTATCGAGGGTATTAATGGTTTTATTTCTAACTACAATACTGCTACTGGAATGGCTACAATTTATTGTCCTGCAAATACTCAGTTTGTGAAAGGTGCAAAATTTACTGTTTATAGTGAAACACAGAAATTGATTGGCGAGAGTCCTGCAATTTATAATTTCAGACTCGACTATGATTTCTATGCTATGCAAGCAGGAAATTCGTATTGTGTTGTTAGTGAGATTATGACACTTGACGATAAAATGTATCATTTTAGCAAAAGAGTATCGTTCCAAGGCAACGAGTTAGGTGATTTAGTAAACAACTTTAATTGTCTAATAATTAATAATCGTATAGCAATGCTGTCATGGAATACAACTCTTAGTGGCACTGCAAAGATTTTTAGACGTAATGTGAATGAAGAAGATTATGTTTTTCTTGGCACTACTAATACAAAGAGCTTCTTTGACACAACAGTTGGTAATAAGCAGACTTATGAATATTATATTTGCTATGGAGATTACAAACCATATAAATCAGAGCAAGTATCGGTAGACAAGGACGGTTGGTTTATATACTCTTTAACCGATTTGGGTACAAAATATAACAAAAAGTATTATGCTATTTCTGAGTGTTGGGAGTTTATAACAGGTATGACCGATAACGATATTACATCAAATATTGGTCTTGCAGTACACACAGGAACAGGTATTAAGCCAAAAACAACTAGAACAGTAACAGATTATGAGAGTGGTTCTTTCTCTGCTGACCTTTTGACAATTAATTGCCCTGATGGGCAAATAGTCGATAATATTGACAGAGTAAAAGCATGGACTAAATTTATTAAAGGCAAGAATGATTTTATGTTAAAATCTCATAAGGGCGATGTTTGGATTATAAATATCTCAGATAACCCTACTAGAATTTATGATAGCACAAGTGTATTAGGGCTGACTAATATTAAGTATGATTGGATTGAAGTTGAAGATATAAACGATGTAATAATTATTAGATAGGAGGTAGGAAAGTATTATGGATTATTATAATAAAATAGACAATGCTTATCTTGCCGAGTTACATAAGCCAATGCGAAAAATGTATGTTAAAATGGAAATTTTATCACACTATGAAGGTGCTATTGGCGAAATAACAAGTGACTTATCTTCTACAGATGGTTCAATAACAATTAATAAAGAGCAAGGCTGCCGTAGGTCTTGCTCTTTATCTATTATTGATAGAAGCGGTAAATACTTAACTCAAAAGGATAGTCCGTTTTGGTACAATCGAAAATTCAAGATCTTCATCGGCTTGCAAGTTGATGAGAATATTTATTGGTTTCCGCAAGGTGTTTTTGTTACAAAGTCGGCAAACTCTAATGGGAGACGATTGAATGTTGAGGGTGTTGACAAATATGGTTTTCTTGATGGAACATTAAATGCTAGAATGTGCCTTGTTGAGTATCAAGCTAGTGTTACAAATTCTAAAAAAGGAACAAATATTGCGACTTTAATTAAGGACACGCTTATGCTTGATTTGGGTAATAATATACCTCTTGACCCTGTTGAGCCGATTATCGACCCTATATTCTATAATGTAACTCTGTATGACGATATTGTAGTTGATGAGGGCGGTTATCTTGGTGAGATTTTTGACAAGATTGCCGAAATGTATGGTGCTAACATCTATTATGATGTCAATGGCAGATTGAGAATGGAAAGAGTTTTTAACTATAATTTACCTTCTTGGTATCGCCATTTGTCACCACAATTTGAACTGAGTGAAACCGAAATTACAGAAACGGATATTAATTATACTTATAATTATGACGGTGTAAACATTATTACAGTTACAACAGACAATACAAGTGGTGAAATTTATTCGTACACAGCTAAAAATGAAAACCCACAATCACCTGTAAACATAAATGCTATTGGCTATAAGGGCTTAGATGGTGGCACTTATTATATACCCCTAGGAGATACAAGTGAAGAAAGCGGAGAGGAAAAGTGTAGGCAACAAGCCGAATATATGTTATTACAACATACTTGTATGAGTACAGGTATTAGTTATAATCTGCCGATCACTCCACATCTGAATGTTGATAATACCGTTAGGGTTAGTAATGATTATTATAATTTTGACAAACAGTTATTTATCGTAAATTCTATTACAATGCCTTTATCGGCTACTGAAATGAGTATTGAAGCCACTAATCTACAATGGCTGCCATTTGATACAGATTGTATTTCGATTTACTGTGAAACTTTAAGTGATACAGTGACAATATCTTATAACACGAATGGTGGCAAGGACAAAGATGGAAACACTATCACTTATAAAAGTATTAACCAAACCCCTAATAAACAAATCGTTTTACAAGGTGGGGATATGTATAACGAGAATAAATTGTTTGCATGGACGGATAGTCAAGGCAATAAATACAATTATGGTGACGTATACACTGTACCAAATAACAACACAACATTGATAGCTCAATGGATAACAGGAAATGAAGTTACAGTTACCAATACATTGTCGGCAGATAGTACGGTAGAATTTCAATCTATGTCACCGTCACGTTGCTTGATACGTTATGATGACAACGAAGTAGCCAGACGTAACACAAACACAATTTCAACATTTAAAAAGAATTATTTTTTGGGTACACACGATACAACTATTGTGTCTGAGAGTGATGATTTAACTAATTTTGACAATGCTTTTGATAAAGAAACAACCACAAAGATAGATTGTTCCAAAGTAAAAGCTACCTACCTTACTTCACCTATGGGAAACGGATTTGAAAATATGACAGACTTTGTTTTCCCTGCTAATCTTTCAAATATTTCGACTAGCAAGGGTGTGTTATCAGGTTGCAAAAAGCTTACCAAGATTACATTTCCTATAGTATACTGTGATATTTCACACCCTGAATCGTTTCTTGCTAATAGCACATTCGTTAATGGTTTGGAGCTACCTTATACCTTGAATTTCACACCAATGGTTTCAGTTGATAAGCAAACAGGTGTCGAAGAAATAAAACAAAACGAGATACTAAAAGGAAGTCATGTTGTTGGAAACTTAAACATCAAAGCGGCAACTACAAATAAATGTGTAGTGTATGTAAATAAAGAAACAACAAGTTTAGTTATTTATCCTGCAACAGTACAGGGAAGATTCTATCTTATGGATAAAGGTATTGAGGGAGATTTATCTGGACTTCAAACTATACAAATTGGGCGATCTACTAACATTAACGATACCGATGGTTTTGGAAGTAATACATCAGCAAACATAAATCTGAGTTTAGACTTTCAATCGGGTAATTGTACTACTAAAATACCTAAAAACGCTTTTAATGGCTATAGTGGTAATATGATTGATGTTGTAATTTATGGCAATGTGACCGACAGCAATGGTATCACACTTGAAAGCGGATCATTTTGCAATATGCCTAATATGACAAAATTACCAATGACAAATAGTACAAGCTTAAAAGTTGTACCTGAGAACTGTATGAATAATCTAGCGTCATTAACTTCAGCGACTACAGGCTATGTGGTTGACGTTGAGGGTTGTAACGATATGCCTAATTTGACAACTCTAAGAATTGAAAGTTCTTGCGAAATAGTAAACGGATTTAATAACTGCCCTAAATTGAAAAGTTTGTCATTCATGAGTGACGGAAAAGTAAAAGAGATTGGTGGTTTAAACAATAACGCTGCTATTACAACATTTTATATTCCAAGTATGGCTTTGTCTGTATCGGGCGTGAATAATTGCTCTGCATTAACAACGGTTGTTATTGGAGCTTCTTTGACTAGCTTTACAGGGTTTAATAATTGTCCTAAATTAAACAAGTTTACTGTGGATAGTTCTAATACTACTTTTAAAGTCGTTGATAATAACCTCTACCAAGGGAACAAACTCTGCCGTGTTTCAATGAGTAAATCAGATATTGTAGTAGCAAATGGTACAACTGAAATCATGAGCAATGCTATTCAGGTTACTTCTGTAAACAGCATTTCTATTCCAAATGGTTGCATTTTAGCTAACGACTCAATCAAATGTCAAAGCGTAGGTCAAATTATTTTTCATACTTCTTTAAATACAGAAACTGGGAAATATAATAATTTAACTATGACCGATTTTAGTACCCTTGATAATGTACAAGTCGGAACTATTTTCGCATATGGAAATGGTATAACAGATACTACAAACGCAAATTGTTTGCCTGTTGTAAAATACTGTATAGAACATAACATCAATTATGTTGATATGAATGAAACAAACACTAACGCTCGTGGAGCTATTGGAATAAGCGGTAATGCAGAATTGGACGGTGATAATTAATGATAAATACTTATACTTGCATACCAAATCAAACTTCATCAGAAACCGTGTTCGCAGACCTTAAAACATTTTTTGAAGATAAGTGGACTTGGAGCAAAATTGAAACAAATTATCCTGACAGTGAGTCCACTGATTATAACACTTTGACATTTTGGATTGATAGTACAACGTACTTTAGAATAATGTTTGATCCTGCAAAGTCACGTTACTGGGCTGGGTGTGGTGAATATGACTCTTCCCAAACGTCACCATATGCTGATTATGTCAGCTTTACCTATGGCAAATTTGATAGTGTTATATTATATACTACAAGTCAAGGAATGTTAATTTTGTTCAAAAGTAGAGATAATGACTATGTATTAGGTGGGGCTATTGCAAAAATGAGAAAACTATCTGACAATACAGAAATTACAGGTTTCTTTACCCCTACTTCAAATTCAGGACATCAAGGAAGTAAAATGGCAAGCTTATATAATATGTTTAGTCAAAGTTTGCACAATGGCGGTACGAACCTTGTACCACAAGTTGATTTTAATATACCATTGAATAGCACAGTTGAGGGGCAATACGCTGCTAAAACTGACGGAATATTCTATGTTTATATGGGACAAGACAGTGTGTTTCCTGCTGACGGAACTGTTGTAAAATTCACAATGAATGGCGTTAATTATGTGGGTAACTGCAAAATGGTTTTAGCTGATTATTCGTAAAGGCGGTGTACAGAATGTCTAAAATGAATAAGCTGATTAAGGAAAGTCAAGATAATAAAAAAACACTTGGTTATACCTATGGAACAGTTAAAAGCTACGATTCTACAAATTGTACAGCCATTGTTTCGCTATTAGAGTATAATGGTGCTGAAAAATCTTTTCTGAATAAATCAGGTGAGATTTTAAGCATGGGAGACAGTGTGTGGATCTATTTCCGTGGTGGTGGTATAAACGCTGGCTACATTGCTATTAGGAATGGCAAACCTATACCTCTAGGAAGTCAAAATTCTAGCGTAGGACGATTTGTTGAATACGTTGATAGTGGTGGTAGTAGACACATCTCAGAAAAGTTTAATTATTATGGCAGTTCTTATTTTTATACTATAGCCCCTGATGGAACAGAACAGATTACTATTTATCTTGAAAATATCGCTCATGGTGATTATAACCATGTTGAAGGTCAAGCAAATCATTGTTACGAATATAGTTATGACAGCAATAATTATATTGATTTTTCAGAAATGAAAACTAACAGTATGTTACATATGTTACTCTATACTCGTGGAAATAGCAGTTTAAATTCCTTAACAGGCTTTAATAATACTAGCGTTGGTGGATTTTCTAATCACGTCAGCGGTATGTGGAATACATCTGAATATAGCGTGGCGGTTGATTGTAGCGGTGCAAAAAATACTGTTTTCAATTCTCGTGATACATATATTAATGGCATAAATAATTTGCTAGAGGGTGTAGCTGATAGTATTGTAGTTGGCACATACAATATTGTCAAGGGTGACAAAACTAAAGACCAAATGGCAAAATATAACGCCGTGTTTGGATATCACAATGAGGTTCTTAATTATGATGGATGTCTTGTTGCAGGTACATGGAATCATGCCACGGCAGATAACCAAACCGTTATAGGTATCAATGCAAAATCAACTTATAAAAGCTCGGAAAATGCAAGTATACTATTTAATATAGGAAATGGTCATAATATAGAAGATGGAACTCTAACTCAAAACTCTGCAATGCAAGTAGATTTTTCTGGCAATGTTTATGCTGGCGGTGCGTACAAAACTATTGGTGCTGACTATGCCGAATATTTTGAATGGCTTGATGGCAACACTAAAAATCAAGACAGAATTGGTTTGTTTGTCACGCTTGACGAAGATAAAATCAAGCTTGCAAATAAAGACGATTATATCCTTGGTGTTATATCAGCCAACCCATCTATTGTTGGTAACTCTGCTGAATTAGATTGGCATGATAAATATAAAACAGATGTTTATGGACGGCTGATTTATGACGAATCACACAATCTTATATTGAACGAAAACTATAATGATACGCTTGAATATATCCCTCGTGGGACAAGAAAAGAGTATAGCAAAGTTGGCCTATTAGGACAATTAGTAGCTCAAGATGACGGAACGTGCGAGGTCAACGGATATTGTACGGCTAGTGTGAATGGCGTGGCAACCAAGTCAGATAGTGGTTATAGGGTTATCAAACGTATTGATGAAACACATATAAAAATAATACTGAAATAGAAAGAGGGCTAACAACCCTCTTTTATTATTGGAGGAAAAGTTATGAAAGAGATTATTACTCAGATGATTACAGAGTATTTGCCTGTAATTTTAACAGCGGTTATGACAGCTATTGTCGGTTTTGTGAAATCGAAGTATACAAAAATCGCAAATGATAGCATTAAGAAAGATGTGGCGGCTACAACGGTTAAGTACATAGAACAGATTTATAAAGACGTTCATGGCACAGGAAAGCTTGAAAAGGCTAAAGAAACCATGCTTGCCCTGCTTGAAGAAAAGGGCATTAAGATTTCCGATGTAGAGCTTGTTATCTTGCTTGAAAGTGCCGTTAAAGATATGAATTATAAATCACTCACAGATTTTATTGACGAGGTTAAGAATGGCGGTGAGTAATTATGAACACAGTTAAGGAAATTGCTACCTACTGTGGAAGTATTACAACCATTTTGGCACTAATAACAATTATTGTTAAACCAATCAGAAATAGATTTGTAGGGTGGATTTCAAAAACAAGTGATAAAGATAATCTAAATAAAAAAATAGACAAACTAACAGTATTAGTGGAAAAACAGGTAGAACAGAACCAAAGCATGGAAACTCAGTTGCAAAAACAAAGTTTGGCTTTGCAGGCTACGTTGAGAAATTCTATTTTAGCGATTTATAATTCAAGAATGAAAGAAAATAGTATTTCACTGTACGAAAAAGAAAATCTCGCAAGACTATACGAAAGCTATTCGTCTATTGGTGGCAATAGTTTTGTACATAACTGTGTAGACGAATTAAATAAACTGCCTGTAAAGGAAGATTAATTGGAAAGGAAGATAAATATGGCAACAACAATAAAAGGTATAGATGTTTCACATTGGCAGGGTACTAATGTAGATTTTAACAAAGTAAAAAAGGCAGGATATGACTTTGTTATGATAAACGCAGGCTACGGCAAATATATCGATCAAAAAGATGAGTGCTTTGAAACTAACTATAAGAAAGCTAAGTCAGCAGGGCTTAAAGTAGGTGCTTACTGGTATTCATATGCTCTAACATCAGCAGATGCCGAATTAGAAGCTGAAGTATTTCTTGAAGCAATCAAGGGCAAAACTTTTGAAATGCCTATCGCTTTTGATATAGAAGATAGTTCACAGTATGATTTATCGGCTTCTACTATAGGTAGTATAATTAATGCTTTTTGCGGTTATTGTGAAAAGAAAAAATACTATGTTATGCTTTATAGCTATGCTGCTTTTCTTAACAGTAAAGTTCCTAGCGATTGTAAAAACAAATATTGTATATGGCTTGCTGAATTTGACAAGTCAAAGCCTTCATACAGTGGTAGCTATGGTATGTGGCAGTACACAAGTAAAGGCTCGGTTTCAGGTGTAAACGGAAACTGTGATTGCAATTATGCCTATAAAGATTTTACTGCAATTATAAAAGAAAAAGGTCTTAATGGTTTTAAAAAGCAAAAGACAAAGGAACTGCCAACACTTGAAAAGTCTGGCTATAAAAAGGGTGATAAGACCAGTGGCGTTCTAGCTCTGAAAGAAATGCTCATCATAGCTAAGGCAAGAAAACTTCACAACGTCTCACTTGACGAAAACGGTATTTTTGGTGAGGGTACTGAAAAGGCTGTTAATGCTTTGCTGAAAAAGTGGGGTTATAAGCAGACTAGCATTGCAGGTGAGAAGTTTATCAAGAAGCTTGCAAGTGCTATTAAGTAATATCGTTGTTAAAGGGCGAGGTAATACAGCTTCGCCCTTGTTATATTTTATTTATACGAAAGGAAGATGAACTATGGCGTATTGTGCTACAAACGGAAACCTGTATGAAAACGGAAAAGCTTTTGAGCTGAAAGTTGGCATTGGTGCTGATTTTAAAGTACAGGCTTCGGGAACTGGTAGTTTTCAGGTTGTAGGAAAACTGACTCAGAATGGTGCAGAGGAAGTGCTTATGATGGTTGATCTGAGCGACTTCTCAACAGTTGATACGATTACAACAGAAAATGTTTATGCAGGAGATGTTAGTGGTTACTATAGTGTAACTGTTAAAAATGTCAAGGGTGTAAACAAAATTTGGGGAACTATAACATATTAAGGAGGTGGATTTATGGCTACAGATATTATTGCTAGAGGTATGGCGGCTAATGCTAAAAAGTCTGTCACTGAATTAGGCAACAAGGTTGAAAGCGAAAAGTGGATTGGCACAAAAGCCGAGTGGGAAGCCGTTGATAAATCCACTATAAAAGACGGCACAATTGTATATATCACTGATGATAAAACGGTGATTTTATACGATAAAGCGGAAATGGAAAAGATAGCCGCACAGGTCGCCACAGACCGCAAAGCCGCTGAGACCGCCGCACAGACAGCACAATCCATAGCTGATAGTCTGCCCGACGATTATGTGACGGCTGTCGGGAAGATAGCCGAGAATACAGCTGAAATAGCTAACGTAAAGCTGACGGATAAAGAGTTGCAAAGGCGTGTGGACGCACTGTATTCCATCGGTCAGGGTATCACGCACCAGTTTGAAACTGACAGCGAAACGGCATATCAGAAGACTGTGCCGACTGGGGCGAAGTTGATGAGCGTGAAGTCAATAGGCGGTCATTCTGAGGTCATTGACGGGGAAATTGTTAGTGCTGGGGTGACAGAGGTTGTGGAGCAGGGACGAAATTTGTTTGACATTAAAAAATGTGTAAAGTTGAACAGTTATTATGGTTTTGAGATTGATACCAATAAGACGTTACAAATAAATCTGAAAGATGGAAAAACGTGTCCGACAAATGTGTCGTTTGGAATTGTGTATGTTCATGGCAACACAATGGCAAACTGGCTGATTACATCGAATGGTGTCAGAGAAACTATAACAAATTCTAGGGATATGACCGATTCAACACAAATTATGGTGGCATGTTATCCAGGTAACAAAGAAACCATGCAATCAATAGCTGACGCATTTGATATAATGCTTGTGGATGGTATATACAAATCAGATACCATGCCAGCCTATGCCCCCTACCACAGCAACGTTTACCAAATCCCCGAAACCATAAAGACACTGCCTGGCTACGGCATTGAGGGAAATGTGACAGACTATGAGGCTAAGACCTATACGCAGAACAACACTATTGACGGAACGGCAATCAAAGCGTTAGATGCCCCAATCGTCACCGACATATCAACCCTGATACCAGATGATTTTCTACGAAACGTAGAAGTCGAAGCAGGCGGTTCAATCACGTTCAGAAGCAGCAACGACAGCTATTGCATACCAGTGCCGTCAGAAGAAGAATATATCGTGAAGCTGAGTGAAGTAGGAGGTAGCGTATGACGGAATTACAAAAGAAAATGGCTGACAAACTGGGGCTATCTACCGATGATTTTCAGCCGAAGAAAACCACGAAAGTTGACGAGCTAGAGGCACAGGTGCTATATACTGCACTGATGACCGATACCCTGATAGAGGAGGGCAAGGAAGATGTATAGAAAAGTCAAACGTTTGTACGATTTAGGACTGTATACTGCTGAGCAGGTCAAAGATTTTGCCGACAGGGGGAAGATAACCCCTGAACAGTACGAGAAAATCACTGGGGAAAAGTATGAAAGTGAGGATAACGAGGGTGGTGGAAAGATCAAATAAGCGTAAGTATATATAACAAAACTGACAACAAGCTTAGTCCACTAGCAAACCAAACGGAGCTTATGGACAATGACGGTACAGCAGATATTACAAGCCAAATAGAAAATTTGACTACCTCGGTTAAAAGAAACACAGATGAAATATCTATTCTGAGTGGAAGTTGTGTTCGCATGGAGAAATTAAATCGCAATGCTCATACCGTAGGTGGCACATGGAATTGTAATGATCCAGATGCTATAAATGGGCTTCTCGGTCAAATAAATCGTGGCGATATTTACGAAGTAGGTCTTGGTACAGAACTGAAATTAAAAGGAACTATTGAAAATGTTCCTTGTATCGTTAATGGCGAAGAAAGTACAAAAACGGTAGAGTATGATACTTATTTTGTATGTGTAGCTGTGGATTTTCTTAGAACTACAAAAGCTTCAAGCGGGAAACGGTCATATACATTTATGCCCTTTGGTTCGCCAATAGGAACAAATGTCATTGATAACGCTACGATAACGCTACAGGTTTAGGTGATGTTCACGCATACTCTCAAACATTCATTCAGCAAAAGGTTATGCCTGTTTATACTGCGCATTTTAAAAATATTTTTGGAAATAATCTTGCCGGGTTTTCAGACCCATTACCACTTATGATTAACAAATCAGCCACAAGTTACACTTATGTCAATGGTGGTGGAAGAAGTGTGGAAAACTATGGCTCTAGTGATAGCTATACATCTTATTCGCTTAGATTACCAAGTGAGCCTGAGATTTTCGGACATTATGTTACTTCAGGTTGCTATGATAATTCAGGCATGGAGTCACAGTTACCATACTTTGCAAACAAGCCAATTACTACAGCTTTAACAGGCTTTGGTTATGATACTACTGGTGGAATGTGGCTATCGTCATATTCGGGTATGAATTATTACGGATATTATGATATTGATAAAAGAACAATTCACGCAAGACCAGCCAATGCCGAGTTTGGTATTTACTCACTTCTGACATTGGTTCAGAAATAATTTTAGGGTACTAGATTAATTTCTAGTACCCTATTTTTTACGCTTGACGAAATATAAATAATTAGATATATATTACCTAAAGCGAAAAGGTTAAAAAGAAAATATCGTTAAGGGCTAACGAGATAGTGGAAGAATAGTTTCTATGAAATAAAGATTTTATTAGAAAATTATAAGAGAAAGTCTTATAAAAGTCTTATAAAAGTCT